CTTCCCACCGTTCTTCCCACCATTCTTCCCATTCTTCCCACCGTTCTTCCCACCATTCTTTCCATTCTTCCCACCATTCTTCCCTTACTTCCCATTCTTCCCGTTCTTCCCACCATTCTTCCCGTTCTTCCCGTTCTTCCCACCGTTCTTCCCTTACTTCCCATTCTTCCCGTTCTTCCCACCGTTCTTCCCGTTCTTCCCGTTCTTCCCACCGTTCTTCCCACCATTCTTCCCATCATTCGTAGGAGGATGTACATGTACAGGATCGTGCTTCTCACCTAAGTCAAATCCATGCAACTCATACTGCGGTTGTTACTTTAGTGGAAACTCATGTGTTTTCTGTTAATAGATGGTATACTTAATATATAAAATAAAGGAGGTAACAAATGAAAAGATATGTATTCGTAATTGATGGCGAGGTAGGCCCTGACATTACTTTTGAAGAAACAGCACATGCTAGAAATACTCTACTTGCTGCTGCATTATCATCAAATCCAAAGGTAATCGAAGTCGAGAAGGATAATCCTGTTGATGTAGGTTGGTCTTGGAATGGTTCAGAGTTTTTACCTCCAGCAGAGTAAATAATCATTTTTAAAAATATTAATGTTCTATGCTAGATTAATTTCTAGCATAGGCATTTTTTTAATGTTACAAATGGTACAATGGTATATAATAGAATAAAGGAGATTTTATGTATACTTATGACGAAAACCAAAATCCTTGGTTTACAAAAGATAGATCAGAAACAGCATCAAATAGATACCCAACAAAAAGTTTGTCAAACGGGATAGTTGTAGAAAATCCTGGATTGGGATTAAATGTCTATAGAAATGTTTTCAATAAAGAAGATGCAGATAGATATATCAAAACTCTTGAGTCAAATCTAGATGGTACAAAAAGATATAAATGGTCTGAAGCACAAGTAACAAATTCTTCAACGCCTATTAAAAAAGCAAGAGATTGTGTAGATTTTAAATACAAACAAGAAAATCTTGGTCCAAGAGATGAATTTAATGCAGAGTTAATAGACTTACATGAAGAAATTTATCAAAAGTTAAAGTTTTGTATAGATGATTATGCACAGTATTGGGGAATTAATGTTATTTATTATGAGGCTTTTAATTTTGTAAAGTATGAAGGAGAAGGCAAACATTTTAATATTCATGCCGATCACGGTCCCGCATATAATGCTACAGTTTCAGCAGTTATATATATTAATGATGATTATGAGGGAGGAGAAATTCAATTTCCAAGATTGGATGGATATACTCTTACTCCAAAGGTAGGGGACATTGCAATCTTTCCATCTAACTATATCTACGAACACGCATCTCTTCCAATGAAGAGCGGTACAAAATATTGTGTAGTAATTATGACTGACATTAATGAATTAGGTCATAAATAATGGAATCAATATATAATAAAATATCTTTTAAATCATATAGACCATGGTTAACTAAACAAAGTGATTCTGTTCCTTCTTCAACTCAAAAAGAGATACCTCAATGGTATAAAGATGCAGATAGATTTGCTAAGAATCCATTTAACGGAGAATACTATAAAGCACCGAAAGAGGTTTGTCCATTTCCAAAAGAAGGAACAACCAATGACTACGGAATGATTCCTACGTGGAAGGCTTGTCCAGCATTAATGGATGCTTTTATGACTGGATATGTTCTTAAGACCCCTTGTGATTTAGTATTTTTTAAAAATGATAAAGGTAAGATAGATGTTAAGGTTGAGTCTATGTATAAAGATTTTTGTACGCCAAGACCACCAATGCCACAATTTAAACATCCTTTGGGATATTATCCAGATCACTTTGCATGGATGCCAGATTGGGGTTTGCAGTTACCAGAAGGATATAGTGCTTTATTTATGACACCAATGAATAGGTTTGATCTTCCCTTTATGAGTACTACTGGAATTGTTGATTCAGATAAGGTTCATATTTTAGGAAGTTTTCCATTTTTTATCGTTGATGGATGGGAAGGTACAATTCCTGCTGGAACACCGTATTTACAAATATTTCCATTTAAAAGAGAAAATTGGGAACATGAAATTGAAATTTTAGACTCAACAACAATGTATGCTAAAATAGTAGATAATGCAAACTTTTATCGTCAGCCAGATGGTGGGGTATATAAAGATAAAGTTTGGACTAGACGAGAATATAAATAAGGAGAAACTGTGTCAACTTGGACAAGTAAAGAAAGTCTTGGTAATGGTATAACATGTTATAGAGGTGTTATTAAAAAAGACCTTGATTTAATAAATAGATTAGAAAGTGTACTTGGAGAGCCAGCACCATGGGGAGAACTTTCAAAAGATGGTAAAAGGTATCATTGGCTACCAGCGTATGTTGGTTACCAGCAACTAATGCCAGAATATCGTGATTGTTACGATTTTAAGTTTAAGAAAACAGACATAGAATCAGATCCTTCTGAAGATTCTTTATTTTTGCAAAAAATTTGGCAAGATGTGTATGATGTTCAAGCACCAGCAGTTGATGATTATAGAAGAGATTACAATATTATGCCATTAAAATATTGGGAAGCGTTTAACTTTATTAAGTATAATTCTGGACAACACTTTAAAGAACATCACGACCACGGCTATTCCTATAACTGTACCGTTTCGTTAGTTGCTTATATAAATGACGACTATGACGGAGGAGAACTATACTTTAGATTACAGGATTTAAATATTAAACCTCAAGCAGGAGATCTTTATATATTCCCTTCAAACTTTATGTATCCACATAGGGCTATGCCAGTAATTAATGGAACAAAGTATTCAATTGTTACTATGTTAGATTATAGTAAAAAATATCATACTCCAGATATGTATGATCCAAAGTGGGAAAACGAATAATGTTTAATATAACTGTTGAAAAAATGGATGGAGGAATTTTTGAATTAAATCCTATGCCTATCAAAAGAGATTGGATGGATGTTACTTCAGAAAATCATGCTTACAGATGTTTTCCAGTCACACAATCAAACGTTATTGGCTGGTATCTTTCATGTACAGAAGATATAATTTTTACATGGGACGGTATAAATGATCAAACAGATCAACATGTACAAATAACTAATCCAAATGGTTCTTATGCTGGAAGAGGGCAGTCATCAATAAGTTTAAATACATCATTAGTATTTAGAACTGACCCAGATGTAAGTATTTGGACAATTAATCCAGTTAATTACTTTAATGATGACTTTGAAACAATGTCTAGTTTAATAAGTACATCATTTTATGATAACCCTCTTCCACTTGCAATTAAAGCAAAAAAGGCAAATGTTGAAACAGTCATAAAGGCTGGAACTCCTATTGCTACAATTATTCCTATTTCATTGACTAATCTAAATAATACTTCTATTAATATTATTAAATATAAAGATGAGGATAGATCAAGGCATAATGCAAATATGGAATATGGTCAGGCAGCACAAGTATTAAACTCTTCTGGACAGTGGACAGATTGGTATAGAAATGCAGTAAATGAAAAAAATGAATCCTTGGGTTCACATGAAGTAAAAACATTAAAGTTATCAGTAGAAGATAACACTAATAGAGGATGATATAATAATATGATGATGCCAGAAGATGCTATAGAAGTAGTTAGGAAACCATCACTAACCCCTTCTGGATTTTTTGGAAGTGGTCCAGAAAATATTATAGAATTAGAAAATTTTATGACTCAAGAAGAGTTAGAGTTTTTAGATTCTGCTGCCAGAAATTTAACTATATGGGATATTACTCAAAGCCATAAAAATGAAAATGGAACAATAATTTATGATGCTGATTATTGGAAGGATAGAGTTTGTAGTGCTCCATCACTAAATCAAAATGATCCAAACATTGTTCCAGTTATTGTTGGTTTATTTAATAGACTACAGCCAGTTATTGAAAACTTTTTTAATGTTAAAGTTCAACCAACTGGACAAACAATTGTAAAATGGCCTCCAGGATATTACCAACTTCCACACGCAGATAAGGAATTACACTCTGGGCCAGATGCTGGAACACCTAATGATTTTCCTAATTATGATATAGCAAGTTTGTTTTATATTAATGATGATTACGTAGGTGGAGAATTATATTTTCCAAATCAAGGAATTCAATTTAAACCTAAAAGAGGATCTGCATATTTTTTCCCAGGAGACATGAACTACGTACATGGCGTTACTGAAGTACAGAGTGGCATGAGATATACCTGTCCCTTCTTTTGGGAAATTCTAGATCACACTGGAGATGTAAAGCCAGACTTTAGTAAAGAATACTATAGAATTTTTCCAACTAATGAACAAACTGCAAAATGGGATCCAAAGCGAGGTATAAAGTAATGGAACTAACAGTAGAAGAAATTTATCCAAGAATATTTGTATATAATAATATATTTGAAGATCCACAAAGAATGTATGACATTATAAAACGAATTGATACACAAGATGATCAACTATTTGAATCTTGGAAAGAATGGTACACCTTCGGAATGAAGGTTGAAGATTTTGGTATATGGTTTGATAGAACTAAAAATCAAACTGTGGCCCTTGCTGATGTTGAAACAAAAAATGAAATTCAAGAAGAACAAAAATATTTTATTACAGAATTAATTAATGGTTTTCATAAAGTCAATAATGACTATATTAAAAGATTTGATTTAGATATAGATTTAAATGCAAAATCTTATCCAATAAATCCATTACCACAAGGTCAGGCTGATGACTTTAGAACCTTTACAGAAGAAGTACCTACCTGGCGCTGGACTGGTCCAAGTCTATGTAAATATTTTATAGATGCTGGAAATGGTGAAGATTTAGAAATGAATTATCATTCTGACTATATAAGAGAACCTATTGTTACACCAGGATATAAATTTGCAATAACAACAACCACATATTTTAATGACGACTATGATGGAGGAGATTTAGATTTTGTTATTGACAATAAACTAATAGGATATAAACCAAAGATGGGAGATTTTGTTGTATTTCCATCAGGACACCCAGATATACTAACCGAAAATGGTAAAGTATATTTACACGGAGTTAAAAATTCTTATAAAACAGAAAAATATTTTACAAGACTATACTGGACAAAGTTTGACCAAGGAGATCCAGAATGGTTTGAGAATGAAGCAAAGTACGGTAAAGAAGAGTGGGCAAAGATGCAAGGTCCAATAATGGAAGAATACAGACAAAATGTTCAAAAAAAGGACATAGATAAATGTGTGAGGATACGATGAATCTAAATAATAAAGATAGACTAAATAAAGATATAGTTGTTTATAAAAACTTTATTGATCCAGAAACTGCTAAAAAATTAGTAAAAGTTTTAGATAGACATGCAGAAGAGGGAAAACTAACCTGGATGCCAATATCTTTTTATGAATCATATTCATCTGTATTGCCACAAGATGATGATGAAATTGTAATAGAAGAAGGACTTCCAGCAACTATTTTTTCAGATATGAAAAAACAAATAATTAATGCAGTTGCATCAGTACATGATATTGATCCTAACATTGTTTCTCAAATTGGATACCATACTCAAAAATGGGAACCAGGAGCATATGCAAGAATTCATTCTGACAACACAGATGAAAAGGGAAATTCGGGAGCATTTACAAGAAGTAGATATGCTGCCTTTTTATATTTAAATGATGATTTTGAGGGTGGGCTTTTACAATTCCCCTCCCACAATATAAGTATTAAGCCAGAAGTTGGAATGCTTGCAGCATTTGATGGCGGGTTTAATAATATGCATGAAGTAACTATTATAACTAGTGGAGTAAGATATACAATAGGTTCGTTTTGGGATGATCGTGAAGAAGATGCATATCCTCAAGAATTACGAGATGCTTGGGCAGAAGAAATGAAAAAGATTAGAGATAATCAAGAAATTGAAAGGTCCGAATGGCAAAACTTGCTTAAAGAAGGATATAAAATAGATAAAGAAGGAAATAAGTATAGAATTGAGGACGGTGTAATTCCTCATGATTGATAATTTTAAAGAAAAATTAAAAGAAAATAACCTTGAGTTTGAAGAAATTACTGATCAACTACTTTGGATTAAAAATTTTTTAACAAAAGAAGAATTAGATTTCATTTGGAAAATAATAAATAGTGCATCCCAAAAAGATTGGGAAGTAGAATATATGGGCAATTTAAAAAATTTTTGTTTAGAAAAATTTGGTAGAGATGATGTCGATAATCTTGTTGCTGAAGGTAAATTTGAAATTACACAAAATTGGATTGATAAAAATTTAAATATTAAGCATCATTCAGAACAACATGTTTTTTATAATAGATTATCAGATTTAATTAATCCATCTTTTCCAGGTTTAGAACTAAGTGGTCTTGCAACTATCCAAAGAATGCAAAAAGATGTAGAGTTAAAATCACATACAGATCAGCATACAGATCCATCAATACATTATGCAACAATATTATATATTAATGATGATTATGTAGACGGAGAATTATTTTTTCCAAATAAAGACTTATCATTAAGACCAAAACCAGGGGACCTATTATTTTTTCCAGGTAACGAAGAATATGAGCATGGAGTTAAACATGTCGGAGACGGACCAATAAGATATGTAATTGTAGGCTTTGTAAAAGAAATAGGACACTACGAAAGGAATAAATATTAAAATGAATAAAGAAATACTAGATCCAAAGGTATACTACTATACTGATGCAATAGATAATTTTGATGTTTTTATGCAAACCTTAAATGAGTTAGATAATATGGACTCAGATTCTGATACTGGAGTCAATGTTTGGCAAAAATGGACATCGTCTAATGATCAAAATTTTATTTATGGAGAAACAAAAACTTTTGATGTTAATTCAATATCTAAATTTGATGGTATAGTTGGAGAAAAAAGTAAATATATTTATGATGCAGTTATGACAACTTTATATAATGTATCTAAAGACTATGCAGAAGCCATGGGTGATTTTGATGAGCCAAGATTATTTCCAACCTTTAATATTAAAAAATACTATACTGGAATGGCTATGGGAGCACACTTTGACCAATTAGATGGAGATAAGACGTTAAGATATTCACTCGTTATGTACTTGAATGATGACTGTGAGGGTGGAGAAATTTCTTTTCAATTAAAAGATTATGATGGAGGATGGAATAGCAAAGATGGTTGGATCCACGGTGCTCCACCAGTTAATTTAGATTATGATGATGCTGTTGCAAATAATGCAATTGATTTTGGAATTAAGCCAAAAGCAAATAGTGTTATTATTTTTCCAGCAGAGGCTCCATATTTTCATACTGCACATACCGTAAAGTCTGGAGTAAAGTATATGGTTCCAGGTCATTGGATCCATAATAGTATGGAACTTAATAAGCAGCAAGGTATGTAATGAAAACAGCCATAGTCACTGGTGCTAGTAAAGGTGTTGGCTATGCAACTGTAAAACTTTTATCTGAGAATGGATATAAAGTTATTGCTGTTTCAAGAGATATAGATAAACTCTCTACACTATTATCTGATAATATTGAGATATATAAATTAGACATAACTCAAGAAAATCAAATCAGAGACTTTTTTGAAAAATATAAAAATATTACATTAGATTTATTAGTAAACAATGCTGGCGGTGGTGCAGGGCCAACATATATAATTAATGAAACTATGGAAAACTTCAGAACAGCATATGACATTAATGTTTCTGGACCAATGTATTTATCTCAGTTGTTTGTTCCTTGTATGAAAAAATCAGATTCTGCAACAATTATTTTTATAACTTCCTTTTGTGGAAAGGTGCCATTTAGAGGTGGCGGTAATTATAGTAATGCTAAACGAGGAGAAATGGCCCTAATAGACACAATGCGTATGGAGTTTCCAGAGTATGGAATTAAAGTTACAGAAATTTGTCCAGGTACAATAGATACACAATTAGAGAAAAAAGAAATTTCATTAACTGCCGAAGATATGGCAGAAACTATTAGATGGGTTGGATCATTGCCAAAACATATGAATATAAATCATTTGGAGGTAAGCCATATATTTAATAATAAGTATATGTAAATAATATGAAAATTAATAAGTTATATGATGATGTGTATGAAATTAATGATTTTTTGACTAATGACGAAATGTCTGAGGTTTATAAAATTATTAATAATTCCCCAGAAGAAAAATGGTTTGATGAGGAAATGAAAAAGGAACAACAAATACCAGATTTTTGGTTTGGCAAAAATTTATACTTTAAAGAAAATACAATTTTTGATTCTATAAATCAAAAAATGAAAAACTTATTTGAATCATATTCTTATTATCCAGATAAAATGCATTTACAAAGATATAAAAAGGGAGACTTTATAAAGCATCATGCCGATCAGTGGAGAACAGATATAGACTACTATATTGGTTATGGATTTTGTCTTTATTATAATGATGAATATGCTGGAGGAGAATTAGACTATCCAGAACTAAATATTACAGTCAAACCAAAGGCCAATTCACTGTATATTCACGGTGGACATATAGTACATGGCTCACTTCCAGTTTTAGATGATACAATAAGATACTTCTCAACTGTTTTTATACGTGGAACAAATGAGCAACCAACAAAATTAAAAGGAGATTTATTCATATGACAAATATTGGATTTATGAATGAAAGTTTAGGATTTCATCAAATGACAGAACAAGAACAGTTTATTATTGATATTTTAGATAAGAAAAGAAATGGCTATTATGTAGAGTTGGGTGCAGCACATTATAGCAAGGGAAATAACACATATACATTAGAAAAAGAATATGATTGGACTGGAGTATCTTTTGAAATTGTAGAGTCAATGCGAAATGAATTTAATGAAAATAGAAAGAACCCATGCATGGGTGATGCATTAACTTTTAATTATGTAGATTATTTTGAAAAAAATAATTTTCCAAAACAAATAGATTATTTGCAGTTAGATATAGACGCTGGGTATGATATGGCAGGAAGACCTGTAGGAAACAGCCATTGGACTTTGCAGGGGCTTATAGCAATGCCCTTAAATACTTATAGATTTACTCTTATTACATTTGAACATGATGCAAACATGTATTGGAGAAATGATAAGATTAGAGATGTACAAAGAGAAATATTAGATTCATTTGGATATGCTCTTGTTCATAGGTCATATCATGAAGACTGGTGGGTAGATCCTAAAGTAATGCAACATGGAGATTTTAGAGAATACCTTCATTGGCAAACTTTATAACTATAAACCTCAATAATAACATTAGAGTTTGATAAAAATAAAAACTCTGGTATACTTGAATAATTACAGTTTCTTAAGGAGAATAACAGTGTCTGATTTTTTTAGTTTTCGTTTGTCTGAAGAGTTTATAAATGAGTATAAATCAAAGGAGCCACCATTTGGATTTACAGATGCTGGCAATAATTCATTAGGAGAGATTACATTTATTCGTACTTACTCCCGTATGAAAGAGGATGGAACTAAAGAAAGATGGTATGAGGTTTGCCGTCGTGTAATCGAGGGTATGTATTCAGCACAAAAGAACCATGCTAAAGAAAACAGACTGCCATGGAATGATTATAAGGCTCAAGCGTCTGCTAAAGAAGCATATCAAAGAATGTTTGAATTAAAATGGACACCACCTGGAAGAGGTATGTGGGCATTTGGAACTCCACTAACTATGGAAAAGAAAAACTCTGCTGCCTTACAGAACTGCGCTATGGTTTCTACAAAGGATATAGATCGTAACGACCCAGGACAACTATTTGGTTGGGTCATGGATGCACTAATGATGGGTGTTGGTGTAGGATTTGATACTTTGGGCGGGGAGAAAAATCTTCCTATTTATAGCCCTACAGAGCCACCACAAGTATACGAAATCCCAGATACTCGTGAAGGCTGGGTAGAGTCTGTTAGATTATTAATTAATTCATTTTTAAGACCAAACATGTATATTCAGGAGTTTAACTATGACCTTATTAGGCCATTGGGAAGCCCTATTAAAGGTTTTGGAGGCACGGCAAGCGGTCCTGCACCACTTATACAGTTGCACAAGCAGATAAGGTCTGTAATCGGCGGTAGAGCAGGAGAAACCCTTGACTCAAGAGCAATAGTAGATATTGTTAACCTTATTGGTACTTGTGTAGTATCAGGAAATGTTAGAAGATCTGCTACATTGGCTTTAGGCGCAGCAGAAGATAAAGACTTTATGAATTTGAAGAACGCTGAGGTTTTCCCAGAGCGTAATTCATTTGATCCAGAAAATCCAGGTTGGGCATGGATGTCTAACAACTCCATTGCTGCGACGGTAGGTACAAAATACGAAGACTACGTAGACCTAATCGTTAATAACGGTGAACCAGGATTTATCTGGCTTGATGTAGCACGTAACTATGGTCGTTTAGCAGATCCAAAGGATGGCAAAGATTATCGTGTTATGGGCTTCAATCCGTGTGCGGAGCAGCCATTGGAATCATACGAACTGTGCACCTTAGTCGAGGTACATTTAAATCGTCATGAATCTAAGGAGGACTTTCTACGGACGCTCAAGTTTGCATATTTGTATGGAAAGACTGTTACATTAATTCCAACACACTGGCAACAGACAAATGGAATTATGCAACGTAATCGTCGTATTGGAACATCACTTACAGGTATTGCATCATTCTCAGACAAGTTTGGCTTGCCTGTTGTGCGTGAATGGATGGACGAAGGATATAAGACTATTCGTAAATATGATCATTCTTATTCTGAGTGGTTATGTGTTCGTGAATCCATTAGAGTCACAACTGTTAAGCCATCAGGGTCTGTATCAATTCTTTCTGGCGCAACTCCAGGAGTTCACTGGGCACCAGGCGGAGATTATTTCTTGAGAGCAATTCGTTTTGGGAATACCGACCCAATGATTCATTTGTTCAAGGCTGCTGGATATAAGATGGAGGCTGACCTTGTATCTGCGAATACAACTGTCGTATATTTCCCAGTTCACTCTGGACATCCAAGATCTGAAAAAGATGTTACATTGTTTGAGAAGATTGCGCTTGCTGCTACTGCTCAGAAATACTGGTCTGATAATGGCGTTTCTGTAACGCTTTCATTTGACAAAGAAACTGAAGCAAAGCACGTAGCGCCTGCTCTACATATGTACGAGGGACAATTAAAGGCTGTTTCATTCTTGCCGATGGGAAATCATACTTATCCTCAACAACCATATACACAAATAACAGAAGAAGAATATAACAGTTATATTGGTCAAATCAAAAAGATCGATTGGTCTGCTATTTATGACGGTGCTGAGAATTTAGAAGCACAAGGCGAAATGTATTGCACTACAGATGCTTGTGAATTAAAAATATCGTAGTATGATAAAATAGACCCATAATGTCTATCTTGTCAAACTTATATGCAGATAAAGCCTTCTCAGAACACCCTTCTGGCTTATGGTCGTTAGATGATTCTGCAGACTATGTTTCGCTTATATCAAATTCAAATAGAAACGTTTATAACTGGACTACCACTGGTTGTACAGCAACACAGGTAACAAATGTAAAAAATGAACCATTTATAGATAGTAGTATAACAAGAATTGTTGTTGATGTTGTAGAAAATTTAGGTGACGGCGAAGCAACTTTTTTATGTCAAAGTCCAGAGGTATTAGATTTTAGTCAATTACAAACAAGTCTTGGAACATTTGCAATTGGCGCATACGTATATACGGGAAGCCCCTATATAACTGGTTATGAATTAGGATATGAGTATTACAATCCAGCAACAGGTGGTTGGAGCCAAACTACAAAAATATTTAATATTGCAATAACAGAAAGATGGATATTTTTATCTGAAACATTTGAAATTCCAAATGAATCTGGGCCAGTGCGACTTATTCTTAAAGGAAGATTCCTGGGGGGATTCGAAGAATTTGAAAACTATATTCTTGTTAATGGAGTTTCTTTTGGACAATGGTCAGAAGAATTTTCATCAACATCTTTAGGTATAGAACCAGTACAAATACCATCTGGAATATTTAGTGAAACAACATATGGATATCCAGCAAGATCCTATGGCTTGGAAGAAAATGATGGATACTATTTAATTAATCAAAATTCTTTACGTGCAAAAAATTCTGGTGCACCAATGGTTTATGGAACATCTAGTTGCACTATTATTTATCCTAATGACAATAAGCCATCCTTAATTCTTCCCTCACTCGGGTTCTTAAATAATTCTGGTAAATATAAAACATATACTACAGAAATGTGGTTGCGGGTTAACTCAAGTACAACAGAACCTAAAAAAATATTTGGAAATATTGAAGACGACAATGGTCTGTATGTAGATGGACCATTTATTGTATTAAAGATAGGCGACAAGTCTGGATCTCATTATGTAGGCGAATGGGTTAGACCAATGCTTGTTCATATATTATATTTAGAAGATTCATTTAAGTTATACATAAATGGCGAAGAGGTTATTTCTATATATCAAAAAACAGAAGATATAAACTTTACATCTTCTAAAGAATGGCTTGGTTTTTGGGCATATGATGATGTAACCCCAATAGAACTAGATTGCGTTGGAATTTACCCATATAAAGTCTCAAACATTCTTGCAAAAAGAAGATTTGTTTATGGTCAAGGAGTTGAGGCTCCTGATAATATTAATACTGCTTATAGCGGTAAATCTTTATTAATTGATTATTCATTTGCAGATTATTCAAACAATTATTCATATCCAAATATTGGAAAATGGAATCAGGGTATTAATGATAATCTTTCTACAGAAAATAATACACTTTCAACTCCTAATTATTCTTTACCAAAATTTTTAATAAATCATCAGGGTGCAAATAGTGAGTCATACTATAAAGATTGGGTTAGCGCAAACTCATCTCTATCATCAGAACTAGGCGATGAATATTTTAAAGTAAGACCAAATGAAAACTATAACGCACAGATATATTTTGAAAACTTAAATTTTTTACAGCAACAAGTAAAAACTATATATGGTGTATTTAAAAGAACTGGTGATCCTAGATATATAAATAGTGTTGAGCAGCCAATGACATTATTTAAAATTATCGACTTAAACCAAAACTACCTTCATGTTTATTTATATGAAAATAGTTCAAAAATAAAATATGTTGTTAAGTTTGGAAATCAAGAACCAAAAGAAATTCATGAGCAAAGTATCTCAATTAATAAAGGAGAAAAGTTTTATGCAGGAATTTATTTACCAAATATAATTAATTGGTTTGGCGCAGAGGTTGCTTCTATTTTAGGAAATATTTCTCAGTGTAAATTATATATAGGTAATGATGAATTTTCTGCTTCATGGTTTGATGGAAATATTTATAAATTTGGATTGTCAAATGATAGAAATACTTCATTAATTGCATCAGCATTTGGACCAAATGGATTACCAGCAGACTATTCAAGTATAGATGATTATCAAAACGCTTTAGTTATTGATGCTGGCCTTTACAATAGAGAGTTATGGGATAGTTTAATAGACGGCGGAACTGTTGGACTTATGTTGTTTGATAAAATTTTAGATCACACGGCATCATATACTTTAGTGGCATCAAAATATTTAAATGAATATGGGCTAGACATAGATATTGCTGGATACTGGGAAGATTATCAACCACTTACATATTATGCTCAATTTGTTGAAGACTCACAGGGTGATTATTTTTACGATTTAGATTTCTTGCAATTTAATATTGATTATCCAGCACCATCTAAATTTTATGAAGTAGAGTCTGCAGGAGAAGAATGGACATATGCAGAACTTTATAATCAATATAATTATCCAAGAAAAAGAAAATATGATTCATTAGATAATTTCTTATTTACTGGATATAGAGATTATACTGATTTACAATATAATACAACAAGAACATATAAATATGATACATCTGATGCAAAGGTTAGATCATATATTACTTTTCAATATGTCCAGAGTGGGGCAAACCAAACATCTAGATTTTTTACTAACATAGAGCCAGCAGCAAAAGAATCAACGGTAGAGCCAGGAGAAAATTGGATTTCTACAAAGTATGAAACTATAGATAATATGATTATTTATCCTCCAAAGGGTGTTGATTTTAATGATCTTGCAATTGTTACTCATTTAGAGTTTGATGTAAAAAATATATTGAGAAATAAAATAAGAATTAAAAAATTGGAATATTGTTCACAAGCATTTAATCAATCAAACAATCCTATCGGCACAAGTCCATATGAAAAAATGTATCCATATAGAAAATCTGGAATTTATTATTCTTACAAAGGAAAGAACCCATATAGCATATATAAAGCAACATCTCCATATTTATATATGACAAGAAATAGTGGGATACAACTAAGAGGAAAGTTTGATCCATTAGTTAACAGGGGATTGCTAATTCCAATTAATAAAGATGGACTGAGTAATTTTGATAAAGTTATGGCAATGCAACTTGCATTAAGATTTGACGAAGACTATTTTCCTTATGCTCCAACACAAATATTTGAAGTAGAGGCAAAAAATTCTTATATTAGATTTTACATGGTTGCTACTGATCAAACTGGACAAAGAGCAAAGATATATGGAATTAATGCAAAAACTGGTAGAACAGAAGATGGAATTGCATTTTATCTAAATGGCAAAATTGTTAAAGATCCGATAATCTCAATAAAGCAGTGGTCTTTCTTAGGCATATCTTTTTCTAATCTACTTGATATTTCTGGAACATCTGGATCAATAAAATTAAATGGTCCATTATTATTTAATAATATTTCCTACTATCAATCAACAAACTTACAAGAAGTTCAAAAGGTATCAAATAGACCATGGTTCCAAGTTAAGAGGTCTGGTCCACTTATTTTACATTGGGAAGACTGGCTTCCAGGCTTTTTCCTATGGCAGGGAGTGCTTGTTGCGTCCTCTATTAGTTACTATGGTGTAAATCCAGAAGATATTTATAAGAGTTATGTTGGAACTAATAAACTTTCTGTGTCATCAGACAAGGTTTTTGGAATAGGTCAGTGTGAATATAGCGTATATCAAAACGTTCTTTGGCAACAAACAACCTCTTCAGCAGCATAATATGGTATACTTGTGGTAATGAAAAACAATAATCAACTCCCATTTGGTAAAGACGGTAAGCCAAGAATGCCTGGTCAGATTGGCGACACTAAGGTTACAATGATTGAAAAAAATTATGATTGGGGTTTATACGTTTGGAAAAAGGCAAACGGTAAATGGTTTACCGATGGCCAGGGAAATATTTTAAATATACCTTCAATGAAGGGTGATATTTCTAAAATTGCAGAATTAAAAAAGGCAGCAGCATATTACGGAGAACCAGAAGGGGAGCCTCATTTCTTTCCTGGTTTGGGCAGGGTAACGGATGAAGAATATTCAGAACAAAAACAAAGAATGATGGAAGGTTGGATTCCTAATCTAAACGACCTCGGCTCAGTATATGATGCACAACAAACTGTTAAGAAATACGGAGCACAAGACTAATGTCAGAAGAACAAGAATTTATAATTGGTGCAAAAATTGATAATCTATCAAGTCCGTTAGATCAATTTAAAAGCGAAGATCCATTTAATGGTTCATGGAATACTATTAAATCATATTCTGGATTAGATAATAATTTTAAACGCAGAACAGGAAGACTTGTAGACAAAGCATTATCTCCAGAAAACACACAGGGATATCTTGATAGTGCAAAAGCAGAACAGCAAGGTATTGATGGGGCAAAATCAAAAGAGATTAATCCTGGCGTTGTATATAGAAACGCCTATGGACTGTTTGATGTAATTACTCCACCATGGAACGTTTACGAACTTGCTAATTATTATGATACTTCATTTGCTAATCATGCTGCTATTGATGCTAAAGTAGAAAACATTGTTGGACTAGGTTATGACTTTGAGGTTTCTCCAAGTACAATGCTTCGTCTTGAATCAAATCAAGATAAAGATCAAGTAGCAAGAGCACGAAATAGAATTGAAAGAGCCAAGATTGAAATGCATGCTTGGTTAGAATCTCTAAATGATGATGATTCTTTTACAACAACAATGACAAAAGTTTATACAGATATGCAGGCAATAGGAAATGGATATCTTGAAATTGGTAGAACTACGACTGGGCAAATTGGTTATGTAGGACATATTCCAGCAACAACTGTTCGTGTTCGCAGAGTTCGTGATGGCTACGTTCAGATTATAGGTCAAAAGGTTGTATATTTTAGAAATTTTGGTGCAACTAATCCTAATCCGATTACTGCAGATCCAAGACCAAATGAAATTATTCACTTTAAACAATATTCACCATTGAATACATTCTATGGCGTTCCAGATGTTTTGTCTGCAATTAATTCATTACATGGAGATCATTTAGCATCTCAATATAACATTGATTATTTTAGTAACAAGGCTGTTCCTAGATATGTTGTTACATTAAAGGGTGCTCGTTTATCTGCAGACGCAGAAGACAAAATGTTTAGATTCCTACAAACAAATCTTAAAGGTCAATCACACAGAACCCTATACATTCCACTTCCTGGAGATAGCGATACAAATAAGGTTGACTTCAAGATGGAGCCAATTGAGAACGGTATTCAAGAAGGTTCTTTTGAAAGATATCGTAAACAAAATCGTGATGATATTTTAATTGCACATCAAGTACCATTATCAAAAATTGGTGGAGGAGATTCTGGTGGAGTTGCAGCAGCACTTGCACAAGATCGAACATTCAAGGAGCAGGTTGCACGTCCAGCACAAAGAGAATTAGAGAAAATATTAAATAAAATTATTAAAGAACAAACTGATATTTTAGTTCTAAAGTTTAATGAACTTACATTAACTGATGAAATTGCTCAATCTCAGATTCTTGAAAGATATGTTAAAGCCCAAGTTATGCTTCCTAATGAAGCAAGAACTGTCTTGGGACTTCCACAAAGGGAAGGAGGAGACGAGCCTCTTCAACTTAAGCCACAAGATGCAGCAAATGCTACAGCAAATCGTGCAAGAGATGGAGAAAGATTAAACAATCAGTCCGATGGACCTGCCACAATTTCTGGTAGAAATCCAAAGGGTGAGGGTAGATCGTCACAATAACTATCCACAGGTTTATACACAGTTTATTAACATTTGTGTAAAAAAGGCTCTATAATATATTCTAGTATGACTATATCTAAAGCCCATTGGGACACCGATGGCGAATCAGTAAGACTTTCCCTTCCATTTGCGAAGGTTGATAAGGAGAGACGTATCGTCTCAGGTTTTGCATCTCTTGACAATGTTGATAAGCAAGGTGATATTGTAACAGCAGACGCATCAATGAAAGCATTTTCTAATTTCCGTGGAAACATTCGTGAAATGCATCAACCATCAGCAGTAGGAAAGATGGTTTCATTTAAAGAAGATAAGTATTTTGATGCAGAATCTAAAAAGTTTTATTCTGGAGTTTTTGTTTCTGCATATATTTCTAAAGGTGCTAACGATGCATGGGAAAAAGTTTTGGACGGTACATATACAGGATTCTCAATTGGTGGTCGTATGAATAAGTGGGATGATGGTTATGATGAGAAGTCAGATTCTACAATTAGAATTATTAAAGATTATGATCTTGTTGAGTTGAGTCTTGTAGATTCCCCAGCAAATCAGTTTGCAAACATTATGCATGTTGAAAAGGTAGATGGTGTTGCTGTTGTTAAAGGTGCAGATGTTGCACTTGAAAATGTTTTTTATGATGAAGAATCTGGAATTGTAATGGTTTCAGATCAAGAAACAGTTAATAGTCCAATAACTGGTAATGAAATGAAGAATATAGGTTTCGTTGAAAAAGAAGACAACGAAAAAATGGATATAGTCAAATTCTTAGTAGATAGTGCTAAAGGCATTGATGCTAAGATTTCAAAGGAGGAAAATCCTATGGCAAAAACAAAGAAAGTTACTGAAGAAGTAACAGAAATTGCTAAGTCAGAAGAAATCGCTCCAGAGGCAGTTGCCGAAACTCCTGCAGTTGAAACTGAGAAGGCTGACGAAGTTGTTGTTGAAACAACTGAATTTGCTGATACAGAAAAGGCTGCAAAGAAGCCACATCCAGATGAGGAAAATGCAGCAGAAGATGCAGCAGAAGGTCCAAATGCTGAGATGGAAGAAGAGGCTAAGGCAAAGAAGAAATCAGATGAAGTTATTGCTGAATCAATAGCAGACATCAAGAGCACAATCTCAACAGCCTTTAGCGATTTAGTTGAAACTGTAAAGTCTTTGCAGGCAGAAGTAGAAGTACTTAAGTCAAGCAAAGTTGATACAGATGCAGTAAAGAGTTCATTAGATGCAGTCGCCAAAGATATTGCTGCAATCAATGACCGTTTTAATAATTTTGGAAAGCGTGTTGACGCAGTAGAAGCAGATACAGCATTCCGAAAGTCTGGCGATCTAGGCGAGATCGTTCAGGAACAACCATCAGAAATGATGGAAAAATCCCTATGGGGCGGACGTTTCCTCAAAACAGCCGACTTATTTAGATAAGTAAAATACTTGGAGGTGACAATATGTCGGAAGAAATAAAGAAAAACCAACCAGGAGAATCTGGACAACTTGGCTCCACACAGCCAGGCCTTTATCAGGCACAAGGTGCATTTGCATCTGGATCTGAAGCAGGTTCTAACATTCCTGGTAACTATACTGATGGTGGTGTCTTGGGTAATATCCCAAACGCTAACCTAGGTCTTACAACAGGACCAAACGCAGTAAATCCTTCAGGTGAGGCTGGAAGCGGTATCCTACGCCCTGAACAAGCACAACGTTTCATTGATTACGTTTGGGATGCTACAGTTCTCGCCCAGGATGGTCGCCGTGTCACAATGAGAGCAAACACCATGGAACTTGAAAAAGTTAACGTTGGTGAACGAGTAATTCGTGCTGCTGCTCAAGGTCTCGGAGATTATACAAATGCTGGTGCTACATTCACTAAGGTAGAACTTACAACCAAGAAGATTCGTCTTGATTGGGAAGTATCTGCTGAAGCACTTGAAGATAATATTGAGGGGGCTGCGCTTGAAGATCATCTTGTTCGCTTGATGACAAATGCATTCGCTAATGATATCGAAGATCTTGCTATCAATGGTGATGCTTCTACAGGCAACTTCCTTTCAATCATGAAGGGCTTTATTAAGAAGCATCAAGATAATGGAGACTCACATGAGGCTGCCGTTACTGTTGCTGATAATGCTTGGACACCAGAAGTAATGCAGAATCTTATTCTTGCATTGCCACGTAAGTACCGTGCTCTTAAGAACAATCTTAAGTTCTATGTCGGTACAGATACATTTGCAGGTATCGTAAAGCATAACGGAACTCTTGCTGATGCAATTGCTGAAGCAATGGGCAACCGTGTTGCTGGTACTGCTGCAAACCGTCAAGCATACCTTGATGGAAACGGTCAGACATTCGGTGGAGCACGTACAACACGTGTTCTCGGAATTGACGTACAGGAAGTTCCTTACTATCCTGAAGGTTATGTCGATTTGACATTCCCTCAGAACCGTGTATGGGGTTTCCAGAGAGACATCGTTGTAAACCGTGAGTACAAGGCGAAGAAGGATACAATTGAATATACTGTATTCGTTCGCTTCGGTATTCAATGGGAAGAAGAAGATGCAATCGTTTGGGCCGATGCTGCTTCAGATGAGTAATCTGTAACAGTAACCTTTGAGAGGGGGCAGGGGAATGATCTCCTCCCCCTCTTACTTTTTAGTATTCTGTTATAATAGTTACATAGGAGGTTAAATAATGGAAGAAAATAATTTTATTGAAGACGCACAACCAGTTGTTGCTGAACCAGTTGCCGAACCAGTTGCTGAGTCAGTTGTTGAACCAGTTGTTGAGGCTCCTATGCCAGAGACAAAGGTAGAAGAACAAACACCAACACCAGAAGTTTCCGCATGGGAAAAATACAAAGTTACTGCAGCAGAAGAAAATAAAAATGCTGGAGTAATTACAACAGACAATATTGCACAGGGATCTAACACTGTTCAAGGTATGGGTTCTGTTGCAAATGGTGTTATTGGCGCAACACTTGTTGAAAAAACACCAGAGAAGCCTGCTGCTCCACAAAAGAAAACAGTTGCTATTCATTCTACAAAGAATGTTAGTCTGCCAGGAGTTGGCAAGGTATATCGTGGATATAACATCGTAACACCAGATCAGGCAGAAGCATGGCTTAAGAGAAGTCATATTCGTCTTGCTACATCAGAAGAAGTAGCAGAGGAGTTTGGTCGCTAAATGGAAGTACTGAGAGTTCCACCCTATCCTCTAATAACTACATGGACATTACCCATAGCAAATTATGAGTACATTGTCTATGTTGAGGATTTGGTGGATCACTCATTTGAAGAAACAAATTTATTTTCAGATGCAAATGGAACACTGGTTTATCAATTACCATTATCAAAAGTTCAGTTCGATAGAGACTTTTTAATTAGATTTTATGATTCAGAACATGAGCATATTTTATATGAAGATAACCTAACAATTACAAGACCATATGTTAACCCATCAGATTATGGAACTACGGCATCTGAAATTAGTAAATATAAAATGTACGAACTTATTGCAAGATCAATTATCGATACATATGTTGGAGATGGATTCTATAACCATAAACTTGTTTTAAATGTTGTCGGACAAGGAACTGACTATTTGCATTTATGGCATGATTCAAACAAAGTTTTAAAAGTTTATGAAAATAATGTTTTAGTTTATGATGCAGAAGATGAAAGTAGTTATCCATATTCTTATGGAATATTGTATGATAATTCTGCAATCTATAGAGAAGAAAATGCAACGGCAACCGACGAAAGAAATAGACTTGAATATAACCCACCAAAAACTATGACTGCACACGGAGATTTGGGTTTTGCAGGTTATAAAATTGGTGATTTCCCAAGAGGATTTGATTATACAGTAGTTATGGATGTCGGATATCGTGTTGTTCCTCCAGATGTTAGAGCAGCAACAAAAATGCTTATAGAAGATATTGATTGTGGAAAGTTAGACTATTATAAACGATACATTAATTCATATAATACAGATCAATTTAAAATCCAGTTCGATAAGGCAATGATGTCGGGAACTGGAAATATGATTGTTGATAAAATTTTAGATAAATATCTTAAGGTCATAACTAAGCCAGGAGTTTTATAATGGCTATATGCGAAACCACAGACTTCGCATTTCCTATGCAAGCAGATGTATATCATCCAATAGTTGAACAAGGACCTTACGGAAACGTTCAAAAAACTTGGGTTCTTGATAGAACAATTGCATGTTCATTTGCTCCTGCAGGTACTGCTTTTAGAGAAGAAGTTGTTCCCAATTTAAATATTACACAGGATAAAATATTAATTGGAAGAGTTAAAACTGATATTAGAATTTCTAGTTTAGATGATCGCAACTCTATAAACAATGTTATTATTACAAATATTAAAGATAATAACTGTAATGAAATATATTTAGAAACATCTGGGCCACGTTCTGGCAAGTCAACAATATTTGAAATAGCAACTCACGAACCATTTGTTGGACCTTTCGGTGGTGTTGAATATTATAAATTAATTATTCGTAGATCAGAAAATCAGGCGGTAAATATATGAAAGTAATTACTGATTCAAGAAAATTTAAACAAGAAATGAATAATATTATGGAGTATTCTTTTGGATTTTTGGAAGGAATGCAAAGAGGAAAGAGGGCATTATACTCAGCACTTGGACCACAAATTTCAGAATATGCTTCACAATTTATAGATGCAAATGCAAGAGTGGCACCACAACTTCTACATCACGTATACGAGTGGGATAAAACAGGAAGCCCAGAGGCAAGACTTTTTGATATTAGTTTTACTATTAGCAATGTAGGACTTACATTTAAATCATCGTTTAAACAATCATCATCAATTAAGGACGGATCAAATGTTCCTTTTTATAATAAGGCAGAAATAATGGAAAAAGGAATTGCAGTTACTATTGCACCTAAAAAAGCAAATGCACTAAGATTTGAAATAGATGGAGAACCAGTATTTACAAAAAATCCTGTAGTTGTAGAAAATCCAGGAGGACAGACACAAGGTCAATTTGAAAATACTATTAATAATTTTTTTGGTAATTACTTTAGACAATCATTTTTAAAGGCAAGTGGACTACAAGAACATTTTAAATATCCAAAAGTATATAAACAAAATATTAGGGCTGGAAAATTACAAGGCAGATCTGCTGGTATTCGTACAGGATACCAATGGGTTGCTAGTGCAGGAGTGATTCGATAATGGCTATATCTAATCCAATAATTTTTATTAATGACTATTTAAGAGAAAAACTATCAGATCTTTTGCCACCAGCAAATATAGATGTAGATGTTCCATTTTTCCCAACAAGTCCATCAACAATTGAACAATTAACACAAACTGCTGTTATAAATAATGAAGGACAATTATTTGCGGTATACGATAGAATGTTTAGATTGCGTAGAAGTCCTTTCCCACACATTAAAGATGAACAGGCCATTTATTATTTTTATGCCTTAGATATTCCATACATGCTTGATGCTCTCCAGCATATATCAGACCTACTTGATAGGGGAGACGAATCTGCTCAGGAACTAAATACCTGGATTAAATCTAAACTAGAAGATGATGTATATATTAAAAATAAGGGTACTACAAATGAAAAGTCATTTCTTCCAGTATATTTTCATGAAACAAACATCTACCATTTACAAGAAACTAGAGACATTATTGATTTTGGAACTGCCAGAACCTATGCAGGCAATAAGATTATAGTAAACTACTGCTATCACAGTGTCGGTGAAAAACGTTCTGGGTCTAAAACTACATATAATGATACCCAAATAAACTAATAAAAAGGCTGTATAATTATCAATGAGGAAACACGCCTTTTAATTTCTAGAAAAATAAAGAGGTGAAATATATGGCTTATACTCGTGGTACAAGCAACAACATTATCGTTGGTGCTGCTGCCCTCTTCACATATGAAGATGGCGTTTTGCCAGAGGCTGGTGTCCTTCCAGGATATTCAGCAGGCGTATCTTACAAGACGACTCTTTCTGATGAAGAAGGGTTCCGTAACGTAGGATATACAATGAATGGTTTGGAACTTCAATTCCAGCCAGACTTTGGAGAAGTATCTGTCGATCAGGTTCTTGACGTTGCAAAGTTGTTCAAGCAAGGTATGAAGGTTAATCTTAATACTACATTTGCTGAAGCAACATTGGAAAATCTTTTGTTTGCACTTGCAAGCAAGGATAGCAATCTAACAAGCGTATCTGGTAATCCAACATTAAATCTTTCCGCAGGCGACATCGGTGAATGCCCAGTCGAACGTGGTTTGGTTGCTGTAGGACCTGGAACTGGTGATTGCGCTGCATCTGACCAGATCGAAAGAGTTTATGTTGCATACCGTGCACTTTCAATTGAAAATGTAACCGTGTCTGCAAAGCGTGATGCTGCTTCTATGTTTGAAGTTTCATTCCGTCTTCTTCCAAATGATGCAGGTTCATATGGTAAGATCGTAGATCGTACTATCCCAGCATAATACAACTTAATAATACAGGAGACCCAGTCTTTATGACTGGGTTTTTCTGTTTTGGTATAATGTATTTATGCCAACTCAAATTTATGATAATACAATTGTGACATTAATTGATGGAACAGAACTATACATTACTCCTTTAAAAATAAAATATTTAAAATTATTTATGCAAGAATTTGAACGGGTTAAAAAATCTAAAAATGATGATGAGGCAATAGATGCATTGGCATACTGCACAACTATTATGATGAGGCAGTATTGTCCAGAAATAAAAACACAACAACAATTAGAGGATAGAATTGACCTTCCAACAGTATATAAAATATTAGAATATTCTGCAGGCATTAAAATAAATGAAAAATCTGAAAAACCAGTAAAAGAGCAAGCCGAAAAAAGTGGATCAACTTGGGATGACTTAGATTTGGCAGAATTAGAGTCAGAGGTTTTTCTTCTCGGTATTTGGAAAGATTATGAAGAACTAGAATCTTCAATGTCAATGCCAGAGATGACAGCAACTTTAAAAATAAAAAGAGACTTAGATTATGAGCAAAAAAAGTTTTTGGCAGCAATGCAGGGTGTAGATTTAGATAAAGCAAGTGGTAAACAGGACGCATGGGAAGAAATGAAAGCCAGGGTATTTAGTGGTGGCAAAGCAGCAGACTCAAAAGACATATTAGCACTACAAGGACAAAATGCAACTACGGCTGGTTTTGGTATTGGTTTGGGATTAGAATACGAAGATCTTACCCAAAAATAAAGGTTGATTGTGGTATAATTATTTCACTTACCTTAAGGAGGAATAATGGCAGAAAAGCCTACAAAAAAGACTGTAAAACTCATCGATGGATCAGAACTTGCTGTACAACCATTAAAGATCTCATTGCTAAGACCTTTTATGAAGAAGTTTGCTGATTTAGCAACCGTTAGTGATGATAATGATAAATCAATGGATATCTTGTTAGATTGTGTTCAGATTGCGATGAAACAATATAAACCAGAATTATCAGAAAATAAAGATGATTTAGAAAACTTACTAGATCTTCCTACAGTCTATGAAATTATTGATGCTGCAACAGGATTCCAAAATGCTGATGCAAGTACATTAATTAGTTCCATGTCTAAGTAAAAATAAATAAAAAGAGGTGTTATGAAAATTGGCAGATGTAAATTCTAATATTAATATAAATTTTAACACTGCCGATGCCTTAGCACAGTTAAGAAAATTACAGGCTGGCCTCAGCACGTTTCACCAGACTCTTGCTGAGGGTAACCTTGCTGCAGCAAATGCTCAAAAAGGTTTAAATGCTCAATTAATACAAACAATAGGTGCAACTGGAAAATTCTCTGCAAGTCAGACTAAGGTTGCATCAAGTACTTTATCTTTTACCAATGCATTAGAAAAAAATAAATTATCTCTTCGTGAATATTACAGATACTCTATGGCTGCTGCTACAGCCAATACTACTCTTTTATCCAAGGCATTTGCACAAGAACGAGAAATTATTAATCGTGCTCGTAGAGATAGGGTAAAACTTCTTCAGTCACAATATATACAATTAAACAAAGCAAATGCTGGCTTTATTGATGCATTAAAAATAATGCCAAGGTCTTTGGCAATGGCCAATGGTAGATTTACAGAACTTGGAACTAGAATTCAATATGCTGCACAGAGACAACAAATTTTAAATAAATTATTAATGCAAGGATCCACAAATCTCCTTAATTTTGGTAAAAACATGCAATGGGCTGGCCGTCAGTTAATGGTTGGTTTATCTATACCAATGATGATGCTAGGTGGTTATGCATCTAAAGCATTTAGAGAATTAGAGCAAGCCACTGTTAAGTTTAGACGTGTTTATGGTGATGCATTTACTAATGATTCAGAAGTAGAGGCAGCAGTACAAAATATTAAAATGCTTGCCAAAGAATATATTAAATATGGCGTTGCAGTTAAAGATACAATGGATATGGCATCTACTGCAGCAGCAGCAGGTTTCTCAGGTAAAGCATTAACACAGCAGGTTAATGCTGCGACTAAACTTGCAGTTCTTGGACAAATTGATCAGCAAAAAGCACTTGAAACAACAATATCATTACAAAATGCCTTTGGGTTATCTGCAGATCAACTTGCAGAAAAGATTAACTTTTTAAATGCTGTTGAAAACCAAACAGTATTATCTATTGATGATTTAACAACTGCCATTCCTAAAGCAGCACCAGTTATTAAACAACTTGGTGGTAGTGTTGAAGATCTTGCATTCTTCCTTACAGCAATGAAAGAAGGTGGAATCAATGCAGCAGAAGGTGCCAACGCAATTAAGTCTGGCCTTGCAGCATTAATTAATCCAACAAAACGAGCATCGGATATGCTTGCTGGATTTGGAATTAATATTAAAGGTTTGATAGAAGCCAATAAGGGCGACATTAAAGGTATAGTAGTTGGTTTTGCAAGAGCACTTGATACGCTTGATCCACTTAATCGTGCTCGTGCTATTGAACAGTTATTTGGTAAATTCCAATTTGCACGTTTATCTACATTATTCCAAAATGTTGCAAAAGGTGGATCACAGGCATCAAGAGCATTTGATTTAGCAGGAGCATCTGTAGAAGAGTTAGCAATTTTGTCTGAACGAGAAATGAAAAAGGTTCAGGATGCAGTAGGTACAAAATTTCAGGCAGCAGTTGAACAGTTCAAACAAGACATAATGCCACTTGGCAAATCATTTTTAGAAGCAGTAACTCCTATAGTAAAGTTTTTTGGAAAGTTATTTGAAAAATTTAATAATTTAGGAGACGGAACCAAAAAAGTTATAACAATTATTGCAGGTTTGGTTGCTGGTTTAGGTCCAGTTTTATTAATGACATTCGGTCTTCTTGCAAATGGTTTGGCCAATTTAATTAAATTATTTGCAACAATTAGAGGTGGAATTGCTAAACTTAATGGACAAACAAATGTTTTAGGTGCTGGTTTTAATTATGTAACACAAGAACAAATTGATCAACAGGCATCAGCACAAGCATTACATAATACACATACAAAACTAACAGAAGTTTTTAACGTTGAAAAAGTTGCAGCAATTCAATTAGCAGAAGCCTATATGCAATTAAGTAGTCAAATGAGAGCAATGGCACAACAAAATCCAGGTCTATTTGTTGGGGGGATGGGTGGAACAGTTAAGGCTGTTAAAAATTTACCTCCGATTCCAAAAGTTAAAAAGTTTGCAGATGGAATAGTTAGTGTTCCAGGACCAAAGGGTGCTGGCGATGTTGTTCCAGCAATGGTTTCTCCAGGTGAGGCAATTATTCCTACCAAGACTTCTGAAAAATATCGTGGACTCATTACTGCAATGTTTAATGATAATGTTCCAGGATTTGCAACTGGAAGATTACCATGGGGTTCAAATCATCCAATTAAACAGTCTGGCGCTGTGGATATCGGTATGCCAAAGCGTTTTGCAGAAACAACACAATCAAGAGAAATTGCTGCAAGAATAGATGCTGCAGTTAGATCTGGAAAATTTTCTAAAATGCCTCCGACAGATTTTGGTACATTGCTACAACCATTCTCTGGCAGAAGTTTTCCAATTCGTGGAGTAGGTGGAGTATATAGAAAGCCAGATGGAAAACTTGTAGTTGTTAAGCCAACTATGGATGAGAAAACTGCTTTAGCAGAAGTTCGTGCTACAGAAATAGCAAGAGAAGTTCATGGCTTGACATCTCCAAAACAAGAAATTAGAACAATGATTGATCCAACAGATTCAACTGGTCAGAGAAAATTAATTGTTTTAGAATCACCATATGATCCAAAAATTGCAGCAGCAACTGGTAAATTTACAAAGAGAGACATGATTAAACAGTTGGTTGCATCAACTTTAAGAGCAGATAAAGATTTACAACAAGCAAACATATCTGGAAATATATTGGCAGATGTTGGTACTGCTGGTGTATTTGCAAGGGCTTCTGGCTTTAGAGATTATGCAAGTAATCTTCCAGGAATGGGAGAAATGGGATTAATAAACCTACTCGGTGTCAAGGGTGGCGCTAAAAAGTTTTTTGCACAAGAAACATCTTCTATAGCATCAGGCATGACTGCAAAGCAATATGAAGATGCCATATTAAAAGAAATTAATTCTGATTTACCAAAATTAAGAAAATTAATAGATAAATGGAATCTAAATCCAGTTGAAAAGCAAGCATATGAGGCAATGTATCAAAGACTTGAAGAAGGCAAAAAGGTAGACTGGAAAAAATTACACTCTGTTCATATTGCTGCTGGAAATGTTACTAAAAAATATTCAGATGGTATAGATCCATCTCCTAACGAAAAAGTAATGAAAGAAGCAATATCTAGATATATGCTTGAGGGTAATCAATCAGATAAGATATTAGCAAATTTAAAAGGAGAGTTTGATACAAAATTTATAAATAAATTAAATAAATTAAAAAATATAGATCCAGAAAGAGCAGCGCTAATACAACAAGCGTGGCATGGTGGTGGAAAGTATAAGCAAGGAAGACAATCTCAGTTCCATCATGTATTAAAAGATATGGTTCCCATTAAAGTTGGCGAAGAAACCCTTTATATTTCTAAAACAGATTTTAATAAATTTGCATCGGATCCAGAAAAACAACTTAAATATGCAAGATCAAAAGATTATATAATTGATCGTGGTCTTTATAGAATGGGACTTGCTCCAGATCAAACTGGCAGATTTGTAGGTGGAGGAGATTTAACAAAGTCACGAGCATTAAGTGCAAAACATTTTGCTTTTGATTTACAAACATCTAATAAATCAGCAGGTGGCGGAAGAGGATTATTATCTAAAACTGTTAGAAAAATTGCAGATGATCAAAGAAAAATATTTCAAGCATCAATGGGAGATCCATTAAAGACTACTGCAGGACAGATATTAAAGGATGCAAAATATTCTCCTGAAGATATTAAATATTTATTAAGACCAGAACTTTCTCACCTAGAAGGACATCAGTTGGGAGAAAGACAAGGTTCACAATCAATGAAAACTGGCTACGGTATGTATGATGCCAGACTTGTAAATAATTTCATGAATTCTAAAAAACGACATAGCAAACTTCTTCAATGGAATGAAGATGAATATTCAAAACTAGCAAGTGGCAAAAAGGGATATCCATTTTTAAGTCCAGAACAAATAGATGAATATAAAAAGGCAGCAACCTTTATGTCTCTTGAAAGGCATCCAGTTAATGCCATAGAAAGAGAATTAGTTGCTAAAGCAGTAGAGTTAGATATTTTAGCATTAAATGCTAAAGAAAAAGGAATTAAGGTTCCAGGTACTACACAGAGTCCTTCAGCAAACTTACGAGCACTTAAAGCAATACTTGATCCAAATAGTAAAATTAAACCAAGTAGTTTAATGGATCTTCAGGCTTTAGAATCAGGAAAGGTATTGGTTCAACCAGGAGAAATTCAAGTTAATAATCAAACTGGAAAAATTTCTATAGTTCGTGGAGGAATGACTGCCCCAACTGGATCTGTAAGGATTGGCGGAAGTCAAGCAGATAAAATTATTGGCGATGAAAAAAAGAATACATATTATTCAAAAAAATCATTTATGCCTCAATCAACATCAAGAAGTTTGGCATTTTATGGAAGAGAAACTGGAACACCAGGTGCAATTGATAGATTAAGTAATAATGCTAGAGGCAGAATTACAAATGCAATAAGAGAGCAAGAAAGATTATTAAAACAACAAAATAAATATACAAAAGAACAAATTGATTCTGCAATGAAATCATATAGAAGAAAATTGGTCGCTGATGAACAGGCAAAAGCAATTTCTTATAGACAGCAACAAATAGCAAGAGAAGAAATAAGACAACAGCAAAGTAAAGTATTAAACGATAAACAGGCAGCATTGGCTGCAAAACAACAGCAAAAAGAAACTGTAAAACAAAATAGAATGATGCGTCAAGAAAAGATTGGCAGATTTTCTGGTGGAACATCTATGGTTCTTGGAACTGCTGGAATGGCAGCAATGATGAGCGGTCATACTGGAGTTGGTGCAGCATTAACTGGAGCCTCTGCAATTGCTGGAATGGCACCTATGTTTGCTGGTATGGGTCCAATAGGAATTGGAGTAACAGCAGTTGCTGCACTTGCTGGCGGTATGTATATGTTAGATCGTGCTGCCAAAAAGGCTGCAGAATCACAATCAAACTATATAGATTCTATTACCGCTACAACTAGTAAGATGGCACAAATTGGAGAAATAACAAATAAAGTTGGTGCTTCTGAAATAATGGCAAGAAGAAGACTTGGAACTGTTTCAGATAAGTATACAACTGGATTTGAAAGAGGAAAACAACAATTTGGTACAACATTTTTAGATAGCAGTGTCGGCAAAGATATGTTAAAAACACTTACGGATAACTTACAAAAGTCAGGTACCGTTGCTGTAAAAAATATAGCAGCAGAACTTTCTGCTTATATTTCTGACGGTATTTTAACTGCTGAACAAGCACACAGTATTGCTCGTGCAATAGGAATTAATTTACAAGATATGACTCTTGCAATGAATATTAGTGCACAGGTAACAGATCTTGTTGGACCTAATGGAGAAAACTTAGTCAATAATCCATTACAAACAAGACTCAACATAGTTAATGCATCAATGTCTAATGCAGGTCTTATTCAATCTCAATTGGATAAAGAAAAGGCATCTGGAACTCCTTTTAGCAAAGAGGCAAGAAATTATAGAGCACAGCAGGCAGCATTGGGTGTTCAAGGATTAGAAATTAATCAAGCACAACTTGATTCTTATAATTTATATTATGAAAAACAAATTAAATCTTTGGAAACTCAAAAAGCAATTACTACAGACAAGCAAAAACAAAAAGATCTTGATACACAGATTAAAACACTTCAAGATGAACAACTTGCGGGTCAGGGAAAGTTTGCTGAAAATTCAAAGAAAATATTAGAGGATCAACTTAATGCATTTAAAGATGCACAAAAGTATGGTGGTCAAGTAGAGTCGGCATTTTTTAATTCTCTTAAAAATCAAGTAAAAACTAAATATAAAGGAACAGCACAAGAAGGATTTGTAGATTCACTATTAAAACAAACTGCTGAATTAAAGAGCAAAACACTAGAGGTTTCTATTGATACTGTTGTTGCTTCGGGAGAATTGCCTCCAGCAACAGCAATGAAGTTATTAGATACCTTTGCTGGAGATGAAGCAACATTAGAAAAAACCTTTAATGTATTAACTTCGGTACACGATGCTGGCGCAGTTACTGAACTTATTAATTCTTTAGGTGGAATAACTGATAAAGACATACAAAAAAATATAATAATTTCTGCTGCAGGACTTAGTGGAGATAAACTTAAAGAATTTCAAAGTGTATTAAATTTATTAAATACTATGCAAGGTAAAGAAATAGATATTAATACATTTATTAAAAATAATGTTCCAAAAGATGGAAATCCAATAGAGGCTTTAACAAAACTTTCAAATCTTTTAAATAAGGTAGAAAAGTTTCCTAAAAAAATTACTCAAAAAACTTTAATTGATATACAGACATCGGATCCAGATATGCCGTCTATGCAAGGTTTAATCGATGTATGGAAACAATATGAAAATCTTCCAGATTCTGTTAAAAAAACTGTTGTTCAGGAATATATAAGTTTATATAAATCAATAGGGGCAGATGAAGCAAAAGCATTTATAGCAAAAAAGACAGCAGGACTTCCATCTGATGTTGCTGATCGTGTAGCAAAACAATATATAACTAGTTACAACAGCAAGGGAGAGCCAGTATATGACGTCGGTGCAATTGCAGCAGACATGATTCCTCAAAGCGTTAAAAGTGGTATATCGTCAAAAGATGGAAGCAAGTCTAACGCAGGTATCGGTGGTACAAAACAAGATCCATATGCAGATCTCTTAAAAAGACTCAAAGAAGTTAGAAATGCAGCAATAGATGCTGCTGGAGGAATAAGTTCATTAAATAAGGCATTAGCAGAAGGCAATGTGTCATCAATTAAAAATAAATATGCTGGTATTGAACAACAGTTACAGTCTCAAGGATATAATCAAGGATTTATAGATTTCTTACAGGGCATGGATCCTGCAGAACAAAAGAAATGGATGCAAACAACCTACACAGCATCAAAGGGTAAATATAAAGGACAGGTCATTGATCCATTTACTAAGTTGCCAGCAGCGCAAGGAGTAAAAGAAGGTCAGGTAGTTTTATCAGCAAATGCTAAAAAACAGGCTCAAGGATTTGACGCATTAGTAAGCGGTGAATTTAATAGTGCAACACAAAAACAAATTAACTCTATCAAATATCAAAATGATTCATACAGAAAGTTAATTGCTGCAGGTTATGATCATTTGACTGCTCAAAAATTAATATCTGATGAGTATCTTGCTCAGGCTATAGCAACAGGAAAATTAACACAAGAAGAAATTAATCAAAATGCAATAATGGCAAAAGAAATTGTTACAAGAGAAAAAATTAATAGTCTTATTACTCAAGGAAGAGATGCAATCAATCAACAAAATATGTATCTTAAAAATACAACAACTGGAGTATCTAAAGTTCAAGAACTGTTATTATTCTTACAAACAAGAGGAATGGCTTTTAGCGGAGATGCTATTAGAAATATAATTGGTGATCCAGAAACGCTTTCTACATTAATTGCTGGTATGGATAATGTAAAGGCTGGCATCGCTGGTGCAGCCGACGCAATGAATGAATTAGTTGCTGGTGTTAAAGCACTTAAAGATAATTCAGACATAACTTTTGCTATTAAGTTTGCAACACAAACTATGTCTCAAAATGTTCAATCTGGAATGCAATCTGCACAAAATATTAATAATGTTCTTAAAGGTGTTTATTCTAATTTAAATGTTGGGGAATTATCTAAGTTACAAAGTTTTAATCCAATTAAAAAGACAACAACAAATGTTGGACAAAAAGCAATTGAAATGGTTAATGCCAACTATGCTGCTGCAGGTATGCCTATTCCAAAAATATCTGCAACAGATACTCTAAAAAGTATTCAAAAACAAAAATCAGTAAAAGAAACTCAACTTAATTTGGCAAGAACACAAGAACAATATATTCAAAATGAATATAATAGCATTACAGATCAAATTAATAATATTGATAAAAACTTGCAAGAATCTATAGATGGAATTAATAAAACTGCAGATGCAGCAATTAAAATACAACAAGATCAAATAGATGCTAATGAAAAATTAATTAAAGATAAATTTGAAGCGCCTACTCAAAAACTTGATGCTGAAAATAAAAAACTAAGCAATGATCTTGCAATTATTGATCATGCTGCAGAACAAATTAATAAAAAATATGATGCACAAGTTCAAGCATTAGAAGAAGTTAATAAAGTAAATCAGCAAATTCTTGATAGTCAAAAACAACAACTTGATATTGCAGATGCATTAACACAGGGTGATATTGCTGCTGCAGCAAAGTCTGCACAAGATATGAGAGCAGCAAGTGCTGCCAATTATGCAGATAATATTTCAAACGCTATCGAACAATCTAGACAAAATGATTTAGCAGCATTACGTGGTACAGAAACAGGAATGACAAAGGATCAAATTGCTGAAAGACAATATCAAATTAGCCAAGAGTTATATAAATTAGAAACTGATCCAGAAAGATTAAAACTTGAACAAGCAATTGAAGATGCAAAAAATAATATTTCAAAAATTGAAGAACAAAGAACAAAAGATATTCAAACACAAACTGATTTAGCAGAAAAACAAAAAGTAACTCTTGAGGCACAACAAAAAGCGGTAGAGCAACAATTAGCAGATCAAACCAAAATAACTACAGCCTTAGAAACCGATGTTTCTAAATTAACCGATATGGAAACATATATGCAGTCAATTGCTGATGCAGCAGCAGAGTTAGATGATTCTACAGGAATGACCTTAGAAGATTGGTTAACTTTATCTGAAAAACTTCCAGATATTTCAAAATTAACAGAAGATTATAAAAATTCATTGGTTGCAGCAGCAACAAGTTCTGGAGAAATGGCTACAAGTTGGTCTAGTGTGTTGGCATCTATTAATGCAATACCTTCAAAAATTAATATAAGTTCTGTTTTGGATATTGTTAAGAATATAACAGAAAATATTACAAGATATATAAAGACCGTTTATGATAATGCCTCAGACGGTACTGGAAACGGTAACGGTAATGCCAACGGTAGTGGAACACAAAAACCAGGTGCTGCATGGATATCAGATGGAAAGGGTGGTTGGAAAAAACCAGATAAACCATTCGGCGATTATGAATGGGATGATAATAAAGGATGGAACAAGCAGGGTTCTGGTCTTGCAATAACTGGAGAAGGTGACAGCAAATCAGGAACTGAAAAAATTGCAGCAGATAAGGCAGCAGCAGATGCAGCAGCAGCAAAGGCAGCAGCAGACAAGGCAGCAGCAGAAGGACATAAGGGAACATATGCCGAAGGATTAGCAATTTATCCATGGGTTGCTAGTACAGGATCAGCAGCACCAAGCATCTTAAGAGGATATGGATATTGGGCAAAGGGCGGTATGATTCCAAGAGGAACTGATACAGTTCCAGCAATGTTAACTCCAGGCGAATTTATTATGAGCAAATATGCAGTTGATAAATATGGTGTTGATAATTTAAGATCAATAAATAATGGAAACTCTGTTGGTGATTCAGTGTATAATTATAGTATTAATGTCAATGTTAAATCAGATGCAAATCCTGATGACATTGCCAAAACAGTTATGGCTCATATTCAAAGAGTTAACTCACAACAAATTAGGGGTGTTAAAATATCATGACAACATCAACATACATGACAGGTCGTAAAAAATATCAAAGACCACAGGCGATGTTGTGGTCAGAAAATTCTGGAAAAATTGAAAATGGTATTTATATTCCAAATGGTCTTGAAATTAATGCTAATCCAGGTTCAGAAACAAATCCAGATAATATAGATCAATTTTTAATATTATCTGATAACAATAGATCAACAATAGATTTTGGATATGAAAGAATTGAAAAAAGAGAAAGAATGATTAATGGTCGCATGAGATCATATCATATTGCTGATAAGTTAACTATTTCTTTTTCATATACAGATTTACCATCAAGATCATTTGCTTTGCCTGCAGACTTTGATTCAACTGGAAAATCTCAAATGAATGGTGCATATGGAAAACCAAACTTACCAGATGCCCAGTATACAACCGACGGCGGTGCTGGAGGAGTTGATATTTTGGACTGGTATGAAAAGCATCAGGGTTCATTTTGGTGTTATTTGGCCTATGATAAATATTATAATTTTGGAAAAGATGAATCCGCATACGGGTATTTACCACAGTATAATCAATTAGTTGAAGTATTTTTTGCAGATTTTTCATATAATGTAAAAAAACGTGGTAGTAATTTTGATTTTTGGGATATTTCAATTAAGTTGGAAGAGGCATAATGTTTGAGGATGTTGATCTTAAAAAACATTTAGAGAGTTCTTCTGTAGTTAGAACAAAGACTGCAGTTGTGGCAGAGTGGAATTTAAACTCTCCTAATAATATTTTTAAAATTGGAAACTATCGATATAGGCCAACACAAACTGATTCTAATTATAAATTAATTCCAAATACATTTGATGCATATGAGGATGAAAACACATCAATACCATTTTATTTTAATGCCACAGACTCTGATGTTATTGTAGATGGTGGTTATGACGATGATGGTTTGCCTGTAAGTTTAAAACAAAATAAAGAAAAATTAAAAATGCTTTATTCCTTGGAAGATTGTTTTAAAATGTTTAGGCCAAGATCAGGAATCAATAAAGCAAGATTTTTGCCAGGTAGTTATTTACATCATCCAAATATAAATATGGCTAACAGACCAAGATATTATATGCCAGATAAAAAAGATCCCTTTAAATATTGGACATCTTTTAGAACAGAGAATGGCTTAGAGTATGGAATATCTATTGCAAAAAATGGAGAAAATGCAATAGAAGATACTGCACCATTTATTGTTTATAAAGAAGATGTTGCTGCAAATAGAATTATTGTTAAGATGCAAACCCACGTTGGAGAAATAGATTTAGGAACATTTTCTTCAGCATCACAGGCAATATCTGATCCATTTTATGGAGACACAAATAAAGCAACACCTGTGAAATGGAAAGTTCAAGCATTAAAAAATAATACGTGGTCAGATATTATTTCATTTAATCAATCATCTAAAAGATCAGACGGCACACCAATAATTGGCTCTGATGGTTATGTAGAACTATCATATGGATTAAAGGTGCCAAAACAATATAAAGATATTTTTATTTTTGCAGAACAGTATTCATCTACTACCTTATTACCAGAACAATCTGTTAATGGTTATTCATATTTAATTATTGAAAATTCAAATGACATAGGTACATTTTATATTTGGCTTGATGAGGTTAACGAATACAGAACATTCATACCAGATTACGGGTGGCACTTAGAAGAATCTGAGGTAGATAGGCTTACTAACTTTGTAACAGATATGACAGATCCTTCAAAATATCTAACATCTGGAACATCTTATAAATTTAGAGAATTTGAAAAAATAAGAGGAGTAAGACTTGTTGTAGAAACAATGAATAAAGCAAATTGTACATTTGACCTAATAGAGATTTCACCAAGACTTTGTGCTAATATTTCAGACAAAGTAAAATCTTTTTCATTAAGAAAAAATGCTTCAGACTTAGGCGTTAGTGGAATGCCTGTTGGACAACTACTTGCCTCAAATGGATCTATTGAGATTTTTGATTATGACGATGCCTTTAATTCTAATAATGAAAATAGCATTATTAAAAATTTAATTAATAGACATATACAGTTTAAGTTTTATGATATTGTTTTTAATGTTGATGGTTGGGATTATTTTGTTCCTTTAAAAACTCTATACTCAGATGGATTTGCACAAATTAATAATACAGATCAAACAGTGCAATTAGAGTTAAGAGATTTATTCTTTTATCTTGAAAGTATGACAGCACCGCAAACACTTATGACAAATGTTTCTTTAAGTTCTGCGGTTGCTATGTTACTTGATTCAATAGGTTTTTCAAACTATGTTATAAAAAGAGTAGATGGTGAAACAGAATTAATTATTCCATATTTTTATGTTGAGCCAGACGTTAGTGTGGCAGAAGTTTTGCAAAATCTTGCTATATCTACACAAACAGCAATGTTCTTTGATGAATATAATGATTTTGTTATGATGAGTAAAGACTATATGATGCCAACATTAGACCAAAGAGAAACATCAATAATTTTGTCTGGCAACGAAAAAGAATCTGACTCTGATGTTTTACCAAATATTATAGAACTCTCAGCCCAAGAAAATCAAGTTTACAATGACGGCAAAATAAATTATTCACAAAAATATATACAAAGATCTGTTGGAACAATTAAACAGGCAAGTTTAATTGATATGGATAGGTCTTGGATATATAAACCAGTATTGCTGTGGGAAGTTGCTGGAACAGAAAATACAAAATCTATTAATGGTGAAACAGCGTCACAATCTAGTTATATTCTTTCTGCAATTCCATTAAATTCAAATTTATCAGATAGTTTACCTACAGTTGTCAATAGGCAGGTAATAAATAATGTGATGGATCTTGGAGAAGGAGTTTACTGGATTGCTAGATATAATGGATATTTTTATTCAAATGGAGAAATTATTAAGTATGATGCTGTTCAATTTAATGTTAGCGGGGAAGGCAATGTTTGGATTAGCAGTAATCAAGAGTATCAGTATTACTTTTCTAAATTACCCTTTAATGGAAAGATATATCCAACTGGGCTAGTTAGAATTTATTCAGAACCAGATTATGAACAAGTTAGTGGATTTTTAAAATTAAAAAATGGTGCTGTATCAAAGCATGGTCGTGGACAATTTGGAACATCTATAACAACACATAATTCTGGACTTTCTGATTATTGGACAGACAATACAAATGTACGTGGCTGTATGATGCAGTCAAAATACTTATTTCAAAATGATTTAACGTTGCCTACAACTGTACAAGGAACTGCTGGCCGAAATGATGCATTGGCACAAAAAAGTACAAGGACTGGAGTAATTAAAAACTTCATGTCATCAACTTATAATTCAGAGTCTGATATAAATACATTTAAACAAACTAAACCTGGAACGATACAATCATCAGCGTTAGTTATGCAAGGACCTTCCTTTTCAGCCACAGATAAACCAAAAGATTTTATTTCGTATATTTATAAACCATTACAAAATAGTTTTAGGCATTTTGGTACAAGAATGAGAATTATTGGAAAAATTGAAAATGGTGCAAACAGAATTCAAACTGCAAATGGAAGTACAAACTATTTTACTATTCCAGGACTTACACCAGATAAAGATATTACAATTTCTGGCGGTGGCGGTGGATTAGCCGTTATGATTAATCCAGAAACAAATAATGGATATTATTTAGAACTAGGTGCTTTAGGTAGCGCAAGTATAACCTCCTTGGAAAAACAAAACGTACACAATGTATTATTTTATAAAATAAAAAAGGACTCTGCTTCATCTGATGCAATTCCTGTAAAAATTTGGGAAGGTTTAGGAAATATTATTGTTGACGATGGTAAGTTTACTGGTCAATACAGAATGGTAGCAGAGCAAAATCCTACAGTTTATGATATAGGAATTGAATATGAGAATATAGGAAATTCAAGAAAATTTTATATTTATATGAATGGTTCTCTTTTAACTACTGTTGTAGACCAAGATCCACTTCCAGTTTATAATAATATGGCTCTTTTTGTGCGTGGTTCATCAAGAGTAATGTTTGAAAACATATATGCACTTGCAAATAACTATAGTCAAAATACACAATTTGCTCTAAACACTCCAGTTAATTCTATTTTTGATAATGAGATCGATGCAACAGAGTCTTTCAGAAAATATGCAATGAGTGGTGTCGTTCAAGGAACATACCTATCTGGTATTAATAGTTCAGAAGCACCTAAGTATAGTATTTATTTTGAAGAGTTTGGAACAATTATGAGAGAGGCAGCAACATTTAATATTAGATATGATAAGGCTTATCCAGCACTATATGCAAAATTATCACCAACCTTTAATAGAATAAAGGGTTATACCATTTCAGGCTTTAGGGCAGGATCTTATGGTGCAGAGTTTATGATATTTAATGCAACAGATACTGCTTTAAGTTTAGACGAAACAACTGGTAATTATTTAAGAATTCAGGGTGTAACATTTACACAACAATCAAATAACGAACTTTCTGTTGATGACTATTTTTCAAAAAATAGTTCTTTGTCAGATCCAGTAATTGAAGGATCAACAGTGGTAGTTAATCCATTTAAAGTTGCCAAAGATTATGAAGATATTAAGTTAAGCAGAATGACATATGGACGAAAAGATTTTTCTATCACGACATCATATGTTCAAACACAAGATGATGCTAACAACTTAATGAAATGGATACTAAGTAAAATTACAAAACCAAGAAAATCTTTAGGTGTTAGAATTTTTAGCAATCCAACAATTCAACTCGGGGATATTGTTTCTGTTAAATATAAAAAAGATGATGTTGAAAAAATAGAAAATGCTAGATATGTGGTATACTCAATTGAATACTCTAAAGATATCAGTGGACCAAGCATGAGTTTATATTTAAGTGAGGTAGCGTAATGGTTGAAGCAACTCCAAATATTCCTACTGCATCGACAACACAGCCAGTAACTTCTGCAGTTAAGGTCGCTACACCAGATTTAATATTAAAGCCAAATGAATCTACACCTATAGAAATAATGACAGACCTGATATTTGAAGATATCGGAGGAATTGAATTAATTAATATATCTAGAAATGATTTAATTAATGGTCAGAATGTTATTTATAAACCAATTAAAAACTTAAGTTCAATATTTTTTCAATATAATCCACAAAATGTTTTGTCTTTACAAAAAACATCAGAATCATATTTTAAAAACTTTCCCATAAAATTAGGAGACAGGGTTCCAGATTGCGGAACAGGATATACTAGAACATATAACAACCCCTTAGATTTAGAAGACTATACCGATACTGGAAATTGTAAAATTGTTTATTGTGATCCAGTCGATGGAAGCCTTGTAATTAATGTTATTAATATGGGCAAAGAAGAACAGGTAGAGGTAGAAATTCTTCAACGGGGCGTTGTTCTTAGTGATACAATATACCAGGTGATATTATGATAACAAATAACGGTAAAAATATAATAGCAAAATATCTTGTAGGCCAATCCCCAGCGTATGCCTCATATATTGCAGTTGGCTGCGGATCAAAACCATTAGATACAGACGGTACATTTGGAAACTATTCTGCAAAGGAAGCATTAGATTTTGAGATGTTCCGTGTTCCTATAACCTCCAGGGGATTTATTAAAGACGAGGATGGCACAGCAAAGATTGTATTAACTGCAGAACTTCCAACAGAAGAAAGATATGAGATTTCTGAAATTGGAGTTTATTCTGCAGGAGCAAATCCAACTGCTGGAGCATATGATAGTAAAACATTATTTGCTTTTTCTGAAGAGGAAAGTTGGAAGTATAATAATATTTCTGCATTAACTTCAAAATATGAACCATTAGATTCAACTGGCGAGGCTGGAAATATTCATATTAAAATTCCTACAGGTCAGCCAAATGCGGGAGAAGATTTAATGGCATTTCAAACTAATGCTAATAATAGAATATTCACTAACCCTTCTAGAGAAACAAGATATGAAAGATGTAGATTTTTAAATAATATAGTAATTACAAATGGATATATGTCTGATTTAACAACTCAGGTTGTAAGTGGGCAAACAAAATTAACAGCAGGTCCTGGCAGCAACTACATCTCATTATCTGCGACAAGTCTTTCTTTAAATAAAAATGCACCAACAGATCAACTAAAACTTGCATTTTCTGTTATTAATAAAAACAAAAATACTGTTTCTCCAGTAAATCCAGAAAAAGTTTATATTCTTATAGAATTTTCTAATAGCGATACTTTTGGAGAAGGACAGTGGGCAAGGTTTGAAACAATTCTTGATAACAGTAATTATGATTTTTCCTTAAACCGTTATTTTGTATCTACAAAAACATTACAAGAACTTACAAAAAGTTCAGACGGTTTTGATTGGTCTGCTGTTACTAATGTTAAAATTTATACTACCGTAATTGCAAATGGCTCAAAATCTGGAGACTTTTATGTATGTCTTGATGCACTAAGATTAGAAAATGTAACATCTGTAAATCCATTGTATGGTCTTGTTGGTTATACTGTAATTAAAAATACAGATGCAAAGACAATTATTAAAAATGCAAATACTACAAGTTATATAGAATTTAGATTTGCAGTAGGCGTTAATAATGTCTAATACTCCAGATTCAGGAATTAAAAAAGTTATAATTCCAAGATCATCATTACCACCAGTTGGAAAAGATGGAAAGTATTTAGTTAGATATAGAATAGTTTCAACAGATAGAAACAGATATTCTCACTGGTCCCCAATATATAATATATCAGGAAAGACTGTAGAAACAGTTACAGGTTCTGTTCAAAAAGTAGGAAACATTATAATGGTTGCTTGGAATATGGTTTCCGATATATCTTCCTATGATATTTTTATTAAATATGATAGTGAAACTAATTACACATATCACGGATCAACATCTTCCAATAATTACTCCATTATCAGTCAGGGAACAACTACTGCTAATGTTGCTGTACAAATAGGCGGAATTATTAAAGAACAGAACAATGCTAATACTATTTATACTGGAACTATAAGTTTGGTATAATTATCCAGGAGGAATTATGGCAAAAGTACCACTACCAGAACGAGGACAACCATTAGACGTAAACTATTTGTTTACCTTAGCAAATGCTATTAATGAGGTGGCTCAATCAATTTCGCCATCCTCTTCTAAATATGTAACCATAGATGTTGCAGGCACAGACAGACAATCTGTCAAAGCATCAGAAGCAAGAATAATTGGCACATATAAGGTAGTAGTTACCGACTCTTCAAGAAATGTTGGAGACGAAGAACCATTTGAATATGCTTATCCAGCAGAATTTAAATTTAAACCAATTGCAGTTGCTACTGCAGAAAATATTGGATTGACTAATGCTGGAGAAAATGTTTCAGTAGTTTTAAAGAGTGTTGGAACTTCAAAGGTAGAAGGGTTGGTAAGATTTAATGAAACTGGCAAACTGTCAGTTGCCGTTAATATTCTGGTCGTCGGCATACCGCTTTAATGATAAATTGTATAAAGTGTTCAAGAAAAATGATGATAGACAGAGTTTACAATTCTGTATCTCATTTAGAAATATACTGCCTTTGTTGTGGATCAAGAAAGTTTTTCCATCCACCGTCTGATTCGGAGGAAGGTAAATGGCTACTAAAAAAGGAAATAGAACGAGCGAAGAATACAATCTCGCCTCTGTAATACCTGGAAATAAAAAAGTTTGGTTTTTAAATAAAGATCTTGTTAGAGTTGTGCATTATAACAGATCAAATGGCATTATGTCAATTTATAACATTAATAAAGATAGATTAGAAAGTTGCTTGATAAATGATTTTAAAACCAAAAGAGAACGGGCATATACAGTAGGAGAAACTGCTGATTTAGTTAATAGACATAAAAAGTATATGCCCTCATTAATGAAGCGTGGAATTATTCCATTTCCAACAGGATCGCAAAAGGGTGGTGCTCGTGGATGGCAAGTAAGATCTTATTATTCAGAATCGCAAGTTCGTGAGATTCGTGATATACTGGCTACATACCATATTGGTAGACCAAGAAAAGATAATTTAATAACAAATGATATCACTCCCACAAAGGCTGAGTTGACACGCAGAATGGGAGATGGTATACTGACATATACGAAGACTGAAGATGGAAGATTCATTCCAGTTTGGTCAGAATCAATTTAACAGAAGGGTATGAAATGGAAGATACTAAAGTATCAGTAACGCTTGGGTATACACTAAACCTTGGAAATTTCCAATCTTTAAGACTAGATCTTGGCGTTGTAGACTCAAAGCGTGATGGAGAAAATACAGATCAGGCGTTTGAGCGTGTATATAAATTTGTTGAAGATAAACTAACAGCAAAAATAGCAGAAGCGAAAGTTGAACTAGCAGAAAGCGAATAATGTGACCGACAAACAGAAGCGCATGGCTCTGTTAAGTAGGTTTGATAAACATTATAAGTTTAAACTAGAACAGAAGCCACAGTACAATAGGTGGGTAGAGCAGTGGTCTGCTGATGCACTTATTGAGTCGTACGGCTTAGATAAGTGCTATGAATTATTAGAATATTATTTTGATATTACTCCAAACCCTTCTTGGAATCATTTTGCATATATTGCAGATGATATACTGGTAAGTATACAGGAACAAGAAAAAGATTTAAAAGAACGAGAACAGCGTAGACAGAAAGCGAAGGAATGGCTAAGTGAATAATTCAGAAGTAAGATTAATATCAGCCGTTCTCAAAGACAAGCAAGCACATGTCATGTTGCAGGCAAACGTTGAGGGTATTCTAAAAACACATTTAGATGTTTGGCAGTTTATTAGAAAATATTATGAGCATAATGGAACAGTTCCTCCAGTAGAACTAGTTGTAGAAAAGTTTAGAGACTTTGAAGTTGTAGATGGTATTGGATCAACAAAACATCACCTTGAAGAATTACAGTCAGAATATTTAGTTAATAGTTTAAAAGATATATTAAGATCTGCTGCAACAGATGTTCAGGGTGGACTTGGATTAGAAGCATTAGAGTCTTTAATTGCTAAGACTGCAGAACTTAGAAAAAACACAGCAGCCATTCGTGACATTGATGTAACAGATCTTGATTCTGCTGTTGCATATTTTGAAAATCTTAAGAAGCAACAAGAGGCTGGTGCACTTGGAATTAAAACTGGTCTTCCAGGGTTCGATAACTACCTACCTTCTGGAATCATGCCAGGGCAGTTAGGAGTCTTTCTTGCATATCCAGGCATAGGAAAGTCATGGTTGTCTCTCTATTTCGCTGTACAGGCTTGGAAACAGGGTCGTAGCCCAATGATCATAAGTCTTGAAATGTCTGAAGTTGAAGTTAGAAATCGTGTATTTGCAATTATGGGAGAGGGCGTTTGGTCTCATCGTAAATTAAGTGCGGGACAGGTAGAGATGGACATGCTTAAATCATGGCATACTAAAACAGTTAAGGGTAAGCCAGAGTTCCACATTATTTCAAACGATACTGGTGGTGATATCAATCCTATGGTTCTTCGTGGAAAGATTGATCAATATAAACCAGATTTCGTTATTGTTGATTACCTCCAACTTATGTCTCCAAATCAAAAGTCAGATAACGAAACTGTAAGAATGAAAAATCTTTCACGTGAATTAAAGTTAATGGCTATTGCAGAAGAAGTTCCTATTATTGCTATTTCGTCTGCCACCCCTGATGATGTAACTAAACTTGAAACCGTTCCAACACTTGGTCAAACTGCATGGTCAAGACAGATTGCCTACGACGCAGACTGGGTTTTGGCACTTGGTCGAGGTACAAATAGTGATATTATAGAATGCGTATTTCGAAAGAACCGTAATGGTTTTATGGGCGAATTCTTAGTTCAGGCTGATTTTGACAAGGGATATTATAGATACAAGGATTATGAAGATAAGTCAGTATAATATGCGGTATGGAGACATATCAGCACAAACCAATAAAAAGGTTTGGAATGGACGGAGTAATCTACGATGACTCATCCATATATAGATTGCAGCAAGAATATATCAGGTTACTGGTATCTGAGATGCGTCTATCTGGGTATGTTCCAAGGTTTGATATTGATCCACAATTTACAATAGAATATAATGAAAAAAATAATACATATAACTTTATACTAAGCATATACGGAATATATATAGGGAGAAAGAAAAGCGAATGGATATTAGGAATAGACGGAACGAAAGCAATGCCTATACAGCCAACCAAATCAAGAGAGTACTCGCAGGATCTGGCTTAAACATAGAAAAAGAAACAGAATCTGAGTATGTTGTTTTTTGTCCATTCCATGCAAACCATAGAACCCCTGCTGGCGAAATAAATAAATATAGCGGTTTGTTTTTTTGTTTTTCATGTAGCCATACCGCAGATTTAGTAGAGTTGGTAATGGTTTGCTCTAATAGAACATATTTTGAGGCTGTTAGATTTATTAAAAGCAAAGAAGTAGAGACAAATATTGTTTCTGATATTTCTTCCAAGTTAGTTGAAAAAGAAGAATGGCCAGAGTTAGATATGTCTATAGTAAATAAACTATATGGGCAGGCATTAAAAAGTGAAAGAGCAATAAATTACTTTACTAGTAGAAAAATAAATCAAGATTCTATAAATAAGTTTAAACTTGGATATTCTGAAAATCAAGATATGGTTACTATTCCTGTACAAAATCATGAAGGTCTGTGTGTTGGATTTGTTGGAAGATCTGTAGAGGGTAAAATTTTTAAAAATACAACGGGACTTCCAAAATCAAAAGTATTATTTAATTTAAATCGTGTCAAGACTGCAAGTCGTGTTTATGTAGTAGAGTCATCGTTTGATGCTATAAGACTTGACCAAGTTGGACTACCAGCAGTTGCTACCCTTGGGGCCAATGTTTCCTCAAAACAAATAGGTTTGCTTCAGAAGTACTTTAGCGATATAATGATTATTGCTGATAATGATGAGGCAGGCGGTAACATGAAAGAAAAAATAATTGAAAGATTAGGTTCTCATGTTACTGTAATAAATATAGATAAACAATATAAGGATATAGGCGATATGGATGATAAGTCAATAAAAGAACTGGACTTGCAGTTTGACAAATCAATACTGTCTATGCTAAACTAGAGAAAACAAAGGAGAAAACTATGAGCGTTATTAAAGGACTAAAAAATATTAATGCCTTGCTCGATAAGAAAAATGATGACAATGCACCAAAAGTGCGTTGGTTAAAGTTGGCAGATGGGCAATCTGTAAAGATTCGTTTCATTGAAGAACTAGATGAGGACTCTGCACATTATGCAGAACCTCGTGGACTTGCACTTGTTGTTAAGGAACATACAAATCCAAAAGATTACAAGCGTAAAGCCGTAGATACATTAGATACAGAAGGTCGTGATTGGGCTGAAGAGATGTATCGTAAAGATCCAAAGGGAAATAGTGGATGGCGTGGTCGTCTTCGTTTTTATTGCAATGTTCTTGTTGAAGACGGAATTGAAGATAAGCCTTACGTTGCTATTTGGTCAATGGGTGTAAGCAAGCAATCTGCTTTTAATACAATTCGTGAATATGCTCTTGAAACAGGAAGCATTTCAAATGTAGTCTGGAAATTAAAGCGTAATGGTCAGGGAACTGAGACATCATATACTTTGATTCCATCTGCTCCAGATAAGGAGCCATTTAAGTGGGAAGGCATTGAGCCATATCCATTGGAGAAAGCACTTCGTCGTGTTCCATATGCGGAGCAAGAAGCGTTTTATCTTGGATTTGATTCTCCATCTACAACATCAGCGACGAATATCGACTGGTAGTAGATGAACTACGTTCCATTACATTTACATACTCACTTTTCGTTATTCGATGGTATTGGGTTGCCATCAGAATATGTAGAACGTGCTGCAAAGTTGGGTATGCCTGCAATTGCGATTACAGACCATGGCTCCCTTTCTGGCCACAGAGAAATGTATCGTGTTGCTAAATCTAATGGGGTAAAACCTATTCTTGGCATAGAAGGGTATATGTGTGAAGATAGATTTGATCAGCGAGACAAAGCAGATCGAACAACTCCACTCGATATGGTTTATAATCATATTATCCTTCTTGCCAAGAATCAGGTTGGTCTAGAAAATCTTAATAAGTTAAATGAGATAGCGTGGACAGAGGGTTATTATAAAAAACCACGCATTGATTTTGAAGTACTATCTAAATATAAAGAAGGTATTATAGTTTCTTCAGCATGTCCAAGTGGAATTATTGCTAAGTCTATTGAACTTGAAGAACTTGGAATGGCAAAAAAATATATTAAATGGTTTAAAGAACAGTTTGGTGATGATTATTATCTTGAGGTAATGCCACATAATGATGAGTCAATCAACAGAAATATTTTATTATTAGCAGATGAGTTTAACGTTAAGCCAATCGTTACTCCAGACTGCCACCATGTTGATCCTTCACAAAAAGAAGTTCAGGAATTAAAATTAATTCTTAATACTTATTCTAATAAGATTCAAAAAGATGCCACATATGAAAAGTCAAAAAAGCAAGGGGACTTAATGAAACGTCTTGACTATTTGTATGGTGCAGATAGACAGATGTCATTTAATAAGTTTAACATTCACCTATTGTCATTTGAAGAGATTCAGGCTGCTATGGAGGAACAGGCAATCTGGAGAACTGATATTTATGAAAACACTATTGACCTTGCTAATAAAATTGAAGACTATGATATTAAAGATGGATTAAATCTTCTGCCAGTTCAATATAAGAACCCTGATAAGCAATTATCTGATCTTGCATACGAAGGTTTAAAGAATAAAGGTTTGGCAGATAATAAAGAGTATGTTGATAGACTTGAAGAAGAATTAAAGGTTATCAAAGATAAAAAGTTTGGTCCATACTTTCTTGTTGTTCAGAGTATGATTTCTTGGGCTAAGAAAGAAGGAATCATGGTAGGTCCAGGTCGTGGATCATCTGCTGGCTCATTACTTTGCTACACACTTGGTATTACAGATATTGATCCAATAGAACACGGACTTTTGTTCTTCCGCTTTATTAATCCAGAGCGTAATGATTTTCCAGATATTGATACAGATATTCAAGATTCTCGTCGTGATGAGGTTAAAGATTATCTTGTTAGACAATATAAACATGTTGCATCAATTGCTACATTTTTAGAATTTAAAGACAAGGGTGTTGTAAGAGATGTTGCTCGTGTTTTAAATATTCCTCTTGTCGATGTAAACAAGGTATTGAAATTAGTAGACACATGGGATGAATACTGTACATCAAAAACCACTGCGTGGTTTAGAGAGAAATATCCAGAGGTAGAACAATATGGAGAACAACTTCGTGGTCGTATTAGAGGTACTGGCATACACGCTGCTGGTGTTGTCACTAGTAAAAATCCTATTTTTAGATACGCACCAATGGAGACACGCAATTCTCCTGGTAGCGATGATCGTATTCCAGTTGTGGCTGTTGACATGGAAGAGGCTGAAAAGATTGGCCTTATCAAAATAGATGCCCTAGGACTTAAAACATTAAGTGTAATTAACGACACATTAAAAATTATTAAAGAGCGTGAAGGCACAGATATTAATTTGCTTAATATTGATATGTCTGATCAAAAAGTTTATCAAATGCTTTCTGAAGGATACACTAAGGGTGTCTTCCAATGCGAAGCAACACCATATACTAACCTACTTGTAAAGATGGGTGTAAAGAGTCTTGCAGAACTATCTGCTTCCAACGCTTTGGTTCGTCCAGGTGCTATGAATACAATTGGCAAAGACTATATTGAAAGAAAACATGGCAGACAAGCAGTCAATTATCTGCACCAAACCATGAAACCTTTTACAGAAGAGACATATGGGTGTATCCTATACCAAGAGCAGGTTATGCAGGCCTGCGTTGAATTAGGAGGCATGTCTTGGTCTGAGGCTGATAAGGTTCGTAAAATTATCGGCAAGAAAAAAGATGCAAGAGAGTTTGATGCGTTTCAGGAACAATTCGTTAAAGGTGCTTCTAGGTTTATTAGTCCTAATCAGGCTCGTGATTTATGGCATGACTTTGAGGCGCATGCGGGTTATTCGTTCAACAAGTCTCATGCGGTTGCTTATTCTACGCTCTCGTATTGGACAGCGTGGCTAAAATATTATTATCCAATTGAATTTATGTATTCATTGTTGAAAAATGAAAGGGACAAAGATGCACGAACTGAATATCTTATTGAAGCAAAAAGAATGGGCATTAGCATTAAGTTACCTCACATTAACGATTCGGATATTGATTTTAAGATTGAGGGTAAAGGTATTCGGTTCGGACTTAGTGCTATCAAGTTCATATCTGACAAAATTGCACAGAGATATATTGAATCACGACCATTCGGTTCGTACAAAGAACTTGAAGAATTTACATTCACAAAAGGAAACGGAGTAAACAGCCGTGCACTTCAAGCATTAAGAATTATTGGTGCAGCAACATTTCCAGATAATCCAAGAAATGATAATGAGATTAAAGAAAATCTTTATGAGTATTTGGGCTTACCAGAGTTTACGCAAACAGTACCTTCTCACTTTCATGCTTTTATTAATCCCGTAGAAGACTTTGAAGAAAAAGGATCTTTTATTCTTATGGGAATGGTTAAGGGAATTAAGCGTGGTAAAGGTTGGTCACGTGTAGAAATATTAGACAAAACAGGAAGCATAGGAGTATTTGATGAAGAGCAAACTACAATTGAGGCTGGACGAAGTTATATTGCACTCTGTTCTGATAACAGAATTGTTAGTGCTGTTCCTGTGGACGAGATAAAGGGATCAGATTCAGCATTAGTAAAGTTTTTAAATTATAGAATGCTTCCATATAAAGACGATGAGTTATTCGTGGTATCATTTAAACCAAGAGTAACGAAAGCAGGCAAAAAGATGGCATCTCTGACTCTAGCAGATACTTCTAGAGAACTTCATCCAGTTACAGTGTTTCCTACTGCCTTTGCAAAAGCATATATGAAGATTGAAGAAGGCCATGCCTATAAATTTGATTTAGGTAAAACAAAAGATGGAACAGTTATATTGGAGGATATTAAAAATGGATAAAGTTATTGTATATACAAATCCTAATTGCGTTCAATGCGAACAAACTAAAAAATTTTTAGATCGTGAGTCTATTGATTATGAAGTAAAAGATTTAACAGAAAACAAAGATGATCTTGTAAGATTTATTAATATGGGTTTTAAATCTGCTCCAATTGTAGAAACAGAAGACGACATATGGTCAGGTTTTAGAATAGATAAATTAAAGACACTAGCAGTAAGGAGAAGTCAATGACAGTTTCTTTAGAAGATGTATTAGCACAATTAAATCCAAAACTAAGAAAAAATATTTTAGTTGGAAATGAAGTTCCTAAAACAGAGTATGCAAAAACACCAAGTTATGGTTTAAATCGTGCTCTTAATGGTGGCCTTCCGTACGGCAGACAGGTTCTTGTTTGGGGAAGTAAGTCAAGTGCTAAATCTTCTTTATGTCTTCAAATTATTGCAGAGGCACAAAAAGAAAACAAAGTCTGCGCTTGGATTGATGCAGAAATGTCATATGATAAAGATTGGGCAGCCAAACTTGGTGTAGATACTACAAAGTTAATTGTTTCACAGGCAAGAACCATTAATGAAATGGTTGATGTTGGAGTTCAATTAATGGAAGCAGGTGTAGACCTTATTGTTGTAGATAGTATTACTTCTTTGCTTCCAGCAATTTATTTTGAAAAAGATTCTGATGAACTAAAGGCTTTAGAAAACACCAAACAAATTGGTGCTGAGTCAAGAGATTTTAGTAACGCATGGAAGATGATTAACTATGCTAATAACAAGGTTAAACCAACATTGTTTATTTTAATTTCACAATCTAGAAATAATATTAATGCAATGTATACAAGCCAACAACCTACAGGTGGACAAGCAACCAAATTTTATTCATCTACAGTTGTTAAACTATTTTCATCAGAATCAGATAATCAAGCACTGAAAGGAAAAATTCATGTTGGCGACAAGGTTATTGAAGAAAAGATTGGCAGAAAAGTCAGATGGGAATTACAGTTTTCAAAAACTTCTCCTGCTTTTCAGTCTGGCGAGTATGATTTCTATTTTAGAGGTGATAATCTTGGCGTGGATAGTGTGGGAGATCTCGTCGATACTGCTGAGTTAATGGGAATTGTAGAAAGAACTGGTGCGTGGTATTTACTTCCAGATGGTTCCAAGGTTCAGGGCAGAGAAGGATTTGTCAATAGAGTGAGAGAGGATCTTGATCTACAAGATATGATTAAGAGTAAACTTAGTGAATAAGTATACTATCTATGAAGGTAAGTTTCCTTGTAAAACTTGTCACGAAGAAGTAAAAACAATTAGATTTTATAAAGATACTGGATCAGCATCTTGGATGTGTTCGCAAAAACATTTATCACAAGTTGAAATATGTCATATAGGATATAAAAAGAAAAAGGATTATGAGCGAGAAAAACGAAAGTAAAAGAATAGGTGCCAAGCAGCATAAAAATTCTGGTAGAAATACCAAGAAGGGCGATGCTACATGGGAAAATTTTACTGTAGATTTTAAAGAGAACTCAAAATCATTTACATTAAACCAAGATGTATGGGCTAAGGCTACTACAGACGCTATAAGAAATGGCAACGACCCAGCAATAGTTGTCGTGCTTGGCGAGGGAAATAAAAAGACTAGACTTGCTATAATAGAGTTAGAACTACTAGAACAAATGGTGAATAATGGAACAGAATAAAACAACACTTGAAATGATTAATGGTTTGTCAGAAATAGCAGAGTTTATGGAAGATGAGGAGTTAACTGCAGCCCTTACTTTTATTGCTAAACTAATTATAAAGCCCGATATCCCAATGAATGTAGCAACTGTAGAAATAGTAAGGCTTCAGGCTATAGCAGCAAAAATGGCCTTTAAGGCTACATGGATGGCTAACGTGGATAAGTCAGATCGTGGCAAAAAGAATATTTACTATACCGCAGCAGAATCTATTAATAATCTTGTATCTGCTCTAAAATATATCACTCGTTGATATCTGATATAATTATATAAACAAAGGATAATAATGAAAAATTTACTAAAAGAAGTAATGATTAAAGATACAAAGAAAACAAAGGGTGCAGGCAATTCAGAAGATACAGGTTTTGTCGATGGCCTAATTGAAAAAATACAGTCAGGTTATTTAACTAAAACTAAACCTAAGTTTAGTAAGAAGACTAACTTTTCTGCTTCAGGATTAACTTATGGTGCTGGGGAATGTCCAAGATATTGGTACTTAGCATTTGATGGTGCAGTGTTTCATGATAACTCAGATGCATATGGAGTAGCAAATAGAACTAATGGAACATTGGGTCATGAAAGAATTCAGGGTGCTATAGAAGCATCTGGCCTATTGGACCAAACTATGGTTATGGATCCAATACCAAGAAAATATAACAAACAAACTCATCCAGCAATGGAATTTAGAGTAAGTTCAGAAAATCCTCCGTTTGATGGATACGGAGATGTAATGTTAAATATTAATGATGAAAGAGTTATAGGAGAAATTAAAACTATAACTAATGAAGGTTTTGAATATAAAAAGAATAGCCGAAAGCCTAAGATGGGTCATCTTATGCAGTTATTAATTTATATGGATGTATGGAATATTGATAAAGGTGTAATGATTTATGAAAATAAAAATAATCATGAGTTATTAACTTTACCAATTGTTATGAACAATCATTACCGTCGGTGGGTAGACCAGGCATTTGATTGGATGAGAGAGGTATATGCAAATTGGAAAAAGCAGGAGTTGCCACAAAAACCCTATAGATCCAATTCTAAAATATGCAAAGTTTGTCCAATTCAAAAAGCATGTGCTGAAGCAGAGACAGGGGTAATTAAACTTAAACCTCTGGAGTTGCTGGAAGATGAAAAATTGTAAATGGTGCGATAAAAATTTTGATTCCAATATTTCTTATCAAATATATTGTTCAGAACAATGCAGAGAAGAAGCAACCAAAGAAAAAATAGCACAAAGGTATATTCAGTCTAGAAGACAAAAGCGAAAGGGCAAAAATAGGTTATGCAAACAGTGTGGAGAAAAGTTATCTATTTATAATGATGAGCCATTGTGCAACCAATGTAACATTAATCCAAATGATGTTAAAAAGGCTTTAAAACAAATTAAAGGAATGACAAATGATAAACGCAAAAAATAAACCATCGGTTATCTGTGCTATCGATGCAAGCACAAATAGTTTGGCATTTGCTTTATTTGATACAACACAAAATAACTTAGGGGTTACTGGAAAAATTAATTTTGAAGGTAAAGATGTTTATGAAAAAGTCATGGATGCTGGTAAAAAGGTAAAAGCATTTCTTGATTACTATGGTGGGTTTGAGGCAATAGTAATTGAACATACTGTATTTATGAATAGTCCAAAGACTGCTGCAGATCTTGCTTTGGTTCAGGGAGCAATCCTTGGCGCAGCAGGACAGGCGGGTACAAAGATTATAGGTAAAGTATCTCCAATAACATGGCAGTCATACTTGGGAAATAAAAAACTAACTAAAGAAGAACAGTTAGCAATTAGGGCTAAGAACCCTGGGAAATCTTTATCTTGGTATAAAACCTATGAGCGTAACTTTAGAAAAGAAAGAACCATGAGATTAATCGATGTTGTTTACAGCAGACAGATCGGAGATAATGATGTTGCAGATGCCTGCGGTATTGGACATTGGGCTATCAATAATTGGGATAAAGCGGTTTGACAGGAGAGACTATGGCTGCTAAACTATATACAAATGAACTATGGCTTAAGAAAAGATTTCATATTGATAAGAAATCTCCTGAAGCAATAGCAAAGGAGTGTGGAGTTACTGTGGAAACTATCTATGTATATCTTGCTAAATTTGGATTAAGGAAGTCAAACAGAAATGCGTAATGAAATAACAATGAAAACAAAAACTAAAAAAAATATTTTTAATCAAAAAAATGAAGAAGTTTTTGTTCCAGTATGGACACCAGACGATTTTTTAATCAACGATCACAGTACTCCATTTGCTGCAATAGCAGCATATAAATTTAATGGCGATTTAAAAAATGGTACATACATAGAAATCGGTGCTGGTCATTATAAACATCAAAACAACACATACCTGTTAGAAACAGAACATGCATGGAAGGGTGTGTCTATAGATATATCAGATATATTAACAAATGATTTTAATTCTAATAGAATAAATCCATGCATAATGAGTGATGCTATAACCTTTGATTGGTCTAAGTATTTAATTGAAAATAATTTTCCAGCAGTTATTGATTTCCTTTCTATTGATATTGATTTTGAAACACATGAGTCTGCAAATTTATTAGCATTAATTAATTTACCACTAACTCAATATAAATTTAATATTATATCAATAGAGCATATGGCTTCAATGTTTTATAAATTTAAAAAATTAAGGGATATACAAAGAGATATTTTAACAATGCTGGGATATCATTTATTGATTCCTGGAAAAAATGAAGACCTTTGGACAATTCAAGAACCCAATAGTGCAAATGGATTTGACCACATTTCAGGCATGTTTGGTATAGGAGTATAAAATGCTAAAACCAGTATTTGAAGATATAAAACATTTTAGTTGTCAGGATTTATATTTATTGACTGTAGGAACATCTGCAGGTGGAGAAATATACCAATCTTGTCATGAAATTGCACATATGCTTATTAAAAAAAATATTGCTTATGGAAATTCTGCACTTGAGCCAGTTCGTATTTTTAGCAAAGCAGATGCAAGAGAACAACTTCATGTTCGTATTGATGATAAATTAAGTAGAATTATGCGTGGAACATCATATATTGGAGACAATGATATTGATGATCTTATAGGATATTTAGTATTATTAAAGATAGCAAAAGCAAAAGAACTTGCCGATAAAGAGGAGTCTGGCCTTGTCGACTGAAGAAGATTTAATTAAGCATCTAGATGAGATTAACACGGTTGTTGGAGAATACCTAAAAGGTAATGATGCAACTAAAATTTCTAAAGATCTTGCTATTCCAAGAACTCGTGTAGTTCAACATATCAATGAGTGGAAGGTTATGGCTTCTGCTAATGATGCAATTCGTGCTCGTGCAAAAGAAGCACTTGCAGTTGCTGACACACATTACAATAAACTTATTAGTAAATCATATGAAGTTATTGATGAAGCATCAATGACAAATAATCTAAGTGCAAAAACGGCAGCAATCAAACTTGTTATGGACATTGAGTCTAAGAGAATTGATATGTTACAAAAAGCAGGGCTTCTTGAAAACAAAGAACTTGCAGAAGAAATGCTACAGATAGAAAAGAAACAAGAAGTTTTAATGGCAATTCTTCGAGATATAGCATCAGAACATCCAGAGATTCGTGATGAGATTATGCGTAGACTTTCTGATATTGCTAAAAAGGATGAAGTGATTACAATTGTCCATGAAGTTTGATGATTTTCTTGAGGCTCTTGCCGATAATCACTTTGAAGAAACCCCAGTAGACGCTAAGACATTTGTCGAGTCTCCAGATTATTTGGGGCAGCCTGGATTATCAGATATTCAATATGACATTGTTGAAGCAATGAGTCAGATATATAGAAAAGAAGATCTTCAAATAATAATGGGAGAAGAGGAAGGCGCAAGATATTTTGAAAAATTTACTAAGAATGAAATTATCCTCCAATTGGGCAAGGGTAGTGGAAAAGATTTTACTTCTACTGTTGCTTGTGCTTACATTGTGTATAAGTTATTATGCCTTAAGGACCCAGCAAAATATTTCGGTAAACCCAGTGGCGATGCCATAGATCTTATCAATGTTGCTATTAACGCACAGCAAGCAAAAAATGTTTTCTTTAAAGGTTTTAAATCAAAGATCGAAAGATCCCCATGGTTTGCTGGTAAGTATGAGGCAAAGGTAGACTCTATTAGTTTTGAGAAGTCTGTAACTGTTTACTCTGGTCACTCAGAAAGAGAATCACATGAGGGACTTAATCTTTTGCTTGCAGTTCTTGATGAGATTTCAGGTTTTGCGTCTGAGGTAGCAACAGGTAATGAGCAGGGTAAAACAGCAGATAATATCTATAAGGCTTTCCGTGGATCAGTTGATTCCCGTTTCCCAGATCTTGGAAAGGTAGTTCTTCTTTCTTTCCCAAGATACAATGGTGACTTTATTTCTGAGCGGTATGAAGCAGTAATTGCTGAAAAAGAAACAGTATCAAAGACACATAGATTTATTATTAATCCATTATTACCTGAAGATGATAAGGATAATTGGTTTGATATTGCTTGGGATGAAGACCATATCAAATCTTATAAATACCCTGGAGTATTTGCAATTAAAAGACCTACATGGGAAGTAAATCCAACTCGTAAAATTGATGATTTTAAGATTGCATTTATGACAGACCTTGGTGATGCTATGATGCGTTTCGCTTGTGTTCCTACATATGCTTCTGATGCATTTTTTAAGCAGGCAGATAAAGTAAGAGCATGTATGAGTATTAGGAATCCACTGGATAATTTCAGAAGATTTGAAGAAAATTTTAAGCCAGATCCAGAAAAGGTTTATTATGTGCATGCTGACCTTGCACAAAAACATGACAAGTGTGCAGTAGCAATTGCACATGTTGAGAAATGGGTTAATGTTCAGGTAATTAAAGATTATGAACAGATCTCTCCAGTAGTGGTTGTAGATGCTGTTGCTTGGTGGGAGCCAAAGGTAGAGGGTCCAGTAAATCTATCTGAGGTAAAGCAATGGATCCAAAATCTACGCAGACTTGGTTTTAATATTGGTTTAGTTACATTTGACCGTTGGCAATCATTTGATATTCAAAATGAATTGCAGGCTGTAGGAATGAGAACAGAGACCGTATCTGTAGCAAAGAAACACTATGAGGATATGGCAATGCTTGTATATGAAGAAAGACTTGCTATGCCTGCTATCGAACTTTTATTTGAAGAATTAACAGAACTCAAAATTATGAAAAATGATAAAGTTGACCACCCACGCAAAAAATCTAAGGACCTTGCAGATGCCGTGTGTGGATCTATTTTTGGTGCTATCTCATATACTCCAAGAGATCAAAACCTTGAAGTTGAAATACATACTTTTAGGGATAAACCTAAGCGGGTTGACAACCTCCCAGAGAATGTGATACACTATAAACCTAAACAAATAGAAGAAATAAATGACTATTTGGATAGATTAAAAACAATATAAACAGAATGAATAAAAGGAGAAAAATGAATTCATTTAAGAAGATCGCTCTCGCCATGGTTGCAGCCATGACACTGGGCACACTTGGAGTAGCAACTGCAAATGCTGCCCCCATGTCAGTCGCTTTGACTGTTAATGGTTCCGCCCCTGCGACAGCAGGAACAGCAACAACAACTGCAATCGAACTTCCAGTTCCTGCAGATAATTCGGTAGATGCTGCCGATGCTCTTAAGTTTGTTGTAACTGCAGATACTGGAACAACAGTAACTGCCTCTGCAACAAATGCAACTATTGTTTCAGCACTTGCAACTGCTGCTGCTCCAGTAACTGCCTCAAGCGGTTCTGCGACAACATCTATTGCAACTGGAACAGGAACAACTGCAACGTTCTATGTATATACTAAAACGACTGCCGTTGGAACAATTTCAATTACAAACCAAGGTGAAACTAAGGTTTATTATGTTCAGGGAGCAGTCGGTAAGATCAATACACTTTCCGTATCTGGTCTTGAGGTTGGCGCTTCTGGAACACAAGTAACTCTTACAGTTACTGCAACAGACGTATTTGGAAACAAGGTTTCTGGAAAGTCTATTACTGCTGTAGTTGCTAACGGTACACTTGATACCACAACTGCAAATACTGGTACTGGTCTTACTGATTTTGGTACTCGTGATTTTAAAGTTACAATGCCAACTACTGGTTCGGCTGCTGTAATTTTCTCAGTAACAAACTCATCTGATCTTGCAACTGCTGTAACTGGTTTTAACACCGTTACATCATCTGTTGCAAAGAACATTGCCGTTCGTGACCTTGCTGCAGAATTAGCAACTGCTCAAGCATCGCTTGCTGCTGAAAAGGCTGCTCGTGCTGCTGATGCAACTGCTGCTGCATCTGCTGCTGCTTCTGCTAAGGCTACTACTGATGCTGCTGCTGCTAAGGCTGCTGCTGATTTGGTAACTGCTAATGCAGAGATTGCTAAGTTAAAGGCTGATGCTGTAATCGCTAAGGTTGCTTCTGATAAGGCTCTTGCTGATGCACAGGCTGCTGCTAAGGCAGAACTTGATTCTGTAAAGGCTGCAAATGCAAAGGCTATTGCTGATATTAAGACTGCTTATAATGACTTGATTAAGTCTATTAAGAAGGCTTATCCAAAGGCAAAGTTGCCTGCACCACTTAAGTAATTAAATTACTTTCTAAGATCAGAGCGGAGATTTATTCTCCGCTCTTTTCTTTTTAAATAAAATGTTATAATAACCTTACTATAACTGGAGGAAGAAAGGAAAATTAAAAAATTAATCAGAATATTAACAGCAATATTATTAGCCTTCGGATTTAATTTATGGCTACCAATAAATGCAAATGCAACATGTGTTAATTATTTAGAATCTCAAACCATAGCAGCAGCATATGAAGGCGATGAAGTTCCGACGGTACACACAATGGATACCTGCGGTGGAGATGACACTTCATATCAAATCCCTATAGCAACTACAATTACATTTGATGGCGTACAATACTCTAATATTTATGCAACAACTAATTCAGTAATAACCTTTGGTCAGCCAGACAATACATACTGGACTTATCCATCTACACCCTCTATCTCTTTGTATTCTATGGACTGGGTTTCTGGTTGGTATAACGCACATGATACTTTAAATATATCTTATTCTGAAGGTGGTTTTCAATTAGGTCTAGAGGTTATCCCATTTGGACAATGGGGGGCACAATCAAGTAATATTAATATTCTTGTTGCTATTACTAATACTGGTGGAATTGCTGTTTCATATTCATATCAAGGTCCAGAATATCCTAATCTTAGGACTGGTGTTCGCCTACATGACGGGTCTATAGTATCCCTTGAGGCTTGGGGAGCCACACAGATTCAGGCAGGATCTCCTACCCCTACCTTGTCTGCAGAACCCGTCCCAGAGCCTTCTCCAAGCCCTACAGGGCCTTCTCAGCAAGAATTGGCAGTTCAGGAAGAGGCAAGAATCACATCGTCTTTAATAGCAAATGCTATAGCGTCTTTGCAAAATACTACACCTGAGCCAACACCTCAGCCAACTCAATCAACTGAACCCACTCCAACTCCAAGTCCTGAAATAACTGTGACACCAGATCCAACTCCAAGTCCTGAGTCAACGCCCACTGCTGAGCCTTCACCAGAACCTTCACCTCAGCCAACGGATATAAATCCAACTCCTGAGCCAACACCAGCGCCATCTCCTGTTGAACCTTCTCCAGAACCATCTACTGATAATAACACAGAACCAGAAGTTATTGTTATTGATCCAGAAATAATTACTCCAGAAGATCCAAGATTTCCAGACGAAGTAATTCCAACACCATCAAAAGAAACAAATGACTTAATAAAACAACTTTCTGATCTTACAAGTAAGGATACATTAACTAAATTAACTTCAGAACAAAAGGTTGCAGTAGCACAAACACTTGGTATCAAACCAACAGAAATTGCAATAGTAGCAAACCTTGCAAAATCAAACGAATCGGTTGCTGAAGCCCTTGCTACATTTTCTGAAAAATCTGCGGAAAATGCAAATGCTCCTATGCCTTATACATTAGCAGATGCTATTACTGAGGTGCAGGCTGATAAGTTTTTAGAAAATCCAATAGCAGCATTAACAAATATAGATTTAGAAAAGGTTTTTAGTCCATCTGAATGGGGCAAAGATATGACAGATGACCAAAGAGAGAAAGTTCAAGAAGTCGTAATACCAGTTATAATAGCATCAAATATCGTGGCAGCGTCCATGACGAGGAGGAAATAATGAATATACTTAAAGGCGTATTAAAATATGCATTGGAAGTGGTGAAAGAAAGCATTGCTCAGATTTTTACCCTCCTTGGATTTTTTATCGCATGGTTGACTCTTACTGGCACAGCCCAGCAAGTAGTCGGGGTAGCAACAGTAATATCTACCATTATTTGGCTTGCCACTATCCCATTAAGAAAAGAAGATTAAATAGTATTGGTATAATGGCTTTATGAAAATGCATAGAGTCCTTTTATCGTGTATACTTATACTAAGTCTTAGTGGTTGTGGCTATAATGGTTTTTATCGCTACGAATGTCAAGACCCAGCAAACTGGGAAGCAAAGGAATGTAATCCTCCAGTTTGTGAGCCTACTGGAACTTGTTCAAGAGACTTGGTAGGTAAAACAGTATGGGACGAATACCAGAACGGAAAGAAAAATGGCTAAACAAAGATTAACACCATCAGAGTTAGATGCTCGTTTAAAGTTTATTTTAGGTTGCACACTTGGTGCAATTCTTTTATTTACAGCACTTGGAATTTTATATGGTTTGTTATTTGTTACACAACCAGTTGGAGCACAATCAGAAAATGATAAGATGTTCTTCAATGTGCTTGGATCAGTTGCAACATTCATTACAGGAACATTAGCAGGATTATTAATTGGACAATCTGGTGCTAAAGATATTATGGCAGCACAATTGTCTAATAAAGAAATGGATGCAAAAAATACACAGGCTGATAAGAAACTCGAATCAGAACTGGAAATTGCTGAGAATAAGGCTCAAGCAGAAATTGATGCTACTATGGCAAGACTTGCTGCTAAACCAGATGGTCAAATGCCAGAAGAGCAACCAGTTGATTTAGATTGGCATAAGGAGTAATCATGGCAGAACAAGGTACAGCAGCACGACTTATTGAAGTTGCTAAAGGTGAATTGGGAACTATTGAAGGTCCAAAAGATAACGAAACAAAGTATGGTGCTTTTACTAAAGCAAACTTTCAGCCATGGTGTGGCTCATTTGTTATGTGGTGTGCAAATGAAGCAGGAGTAAAGGTTCCTAATACTGTTTATACTCCAGGAGGCGCAGCAGCATTTAAGAAGGCTGGTGCTTGGATTGATGGCGATGTAGCAGATCCAGAACCAGGCGATATTGCTTACTTTGACTTTCCATCAGATGGTGTTGATAGAATCTCACATGTTGGTATTGTTATTGCAGACAATGAAGATGGAACTGTATGGTGCATTGAAGGAAATACAAGCCCAGATAAAAAGGGTAGCCAAAGAAATGGTGGACAGGTTTCAAAAAAACTTCGTGCATATAAGAAAAATAAGGCTGGAGAAATGATTTCTATCGTAGGCTTTGGTCGTCCAAAATTTGGTGCTGTAAAAGAAAATAAATCTAATACATTACCTAATAAAACCTCTAAGCCAAAAACTTGTTCAGAATGTGGACAAGAAATAAAAAAGTAGTTGACATAAAAAATATTTCCTGATATACTGATATTAAACAATCAGAAAGGCTACAATGACTTGCATAGCAGTCGTACGTGATAATATAAACAATAAACTTTGGATGGCAGGAGACCGTGGAGTTTCTGATGATAATGTTATTAATGTATCTTCAAGTCCTAAAATATGGAAAAAAGAAGGATATTTATTTGGATATGCTGGCTCTATGGATGGAGATAGAATAAAACATTTATTTGTTCCCCCAGCATTTGAAGGTCGTGGCAGTATTGATAAATTTATGTATAGTAAATTCCTAAAAGCACTTCGTAATTTTTATGAAGGTTGGTGGGTTGATACATCTCCATCATCAGACTTTGGAATGATTATTTGTATTCGTGGAAAAATATATGAACACAATGCTGGAGATATGTCATTAACTCAGTATGAACAAGATTATCTTGCTATGGGATCTGGTGGAGACTTGGCATTGGGATCTTTATATTCAACACAAAAGCAAAAGGACGCAAGGAAAAGAGCGGTACTTGCAGTAAATGCTGCAATTAATCATTCTATGTCATGTAAAGGTCCTATTGACATTCTGAGCATTTAAGTATATACTAAAGATATGAAAAAAATATTTATAACTTTCGTCTTATCATTTTCTTTATTATTACCATCTTGCGTTAACGCAGCAACACCATTAAAGGCATGTCCAAAAAATCAATTAAATAAAATTAAAGATGGTTTTATTTGTAAAAAGATTGATAATGTTTATAGATGGGCAAAATTAGATGTAGTTCCTACAATAGCGCCAACCATAAAACCAACACCAACACCATCTGCAACTATTAATACTAAACCAAATGTTACTAAAAAATATTTTAACAGTCCATGCGATCTTGATCCAGATACTCCAACAGAATGGAAAGATTTTGAAAGAAAACATATTAACGGTGGCGGTTGTTTAAGTGCACTCAGGATACCAAATACTCAACCCTTAATAGAGTTACCAACAACACAAACAGATAAGTCTAATTTAAATCTTTCTCAATGCAAAATTGAACAATCTAGAAATAAAGGAAATGTTTTAGGATTTAAAACTTGGGACTCATACTGGCAAACATCACTAAAACATCCTTCGCCAAATACTGTTTATCAGGTTATTCCTTTATATTCTGATGACATACCAAACTCTAAAACAAATCCTAATGATGATTTTAAAAAATATTTTGATTTCATTACTGCTTGGACTAAGCAGGCATCAGATAATGGATCTAATGTAGAATTTAGAGTGCCTAATAATTATATTTATATGCCTGGAAACATATCGTCATATAATTTAATACACGAAAGAAGTGAATCTTCTGCACAAAGGTTTACAAGTGATTTAGTCAAGGCTGTAGATTCTAAGATTAATTTTTCTGGATCAAATATTGCATTAATTTTATTTCCACCATCTACAAATAAAATAATTGGTGATCAAGTAGGTCTAAATAGATTTTTAACAGATGAAGGTTATGTTGTTGGGTCTATTATGCCAAGTGGCGGTAGCATTGCTTTAGAAAGAAATTTTTCATGGCCAACATGGTGGATGCATGAATTAATGCATGTTGGAATTGGCTTTGATGATAATAATCATTCACAAAGTGATTCACCATCATGGTGGGGATTAATTAATTGGGCATCTACATTTGATCTGCTTGCTTGGCATAAATGGATTGCTGGCTTTATTTCTGATTCTCAGGTTATTTGTTTAGATAAAGAAAAGACATCAATAGCCTATATTGCTCCATCTACAGTTAAAAGCACAAGAGATAAAATGATTGTTATTCCTTTAAGTAATTCAAAGGCTATTGTTATTGAATCACAAAGAGCAGAAGGAATAAATTATAAACTTCCACAAGTTTCAGAGGGTGCTCTTGTTTATTTTATTGATATGTCTCTTACAAATCATGCTGATGGTATTAGATTAATATTGCCAAAAAATAAAAATATAGTTAGAGCAGATAATATGAATTCAAAATCACAAGGAAATAATGCAAACGCTTCACTTAAATTAGGTGAAATTGCAGAGTATAATGGAATTAGAATACAAGTAATAGAATCTGGATCATTTGGGGATGTGATAAAAATTGAGCCAACAAGATGAAATGTTTTCTGGCTTTAAAAAAGATTGGAACTTATGGGATAATTCTAAAACAGAAAGTTTCCTTTATATAAATAAAATAGCAGTTCCTTATAAAAAATGGCTTTCTTATGTTCCTGTTAAAGAAAATGAAATTTTTAAAAATTCTATATTAAAGCCAATAAATCATTATGCTGCAACTCTATACCCTCCACCAAAATTAATATCTATAACAGATAATGGATTTAGGTTAAGGCAGGGTAATCATGCAGAAATGTTCTTATTAGTAGATCATTATAGAAGAGATGGTCAGTTTTATAATATAGATAGGCCATGGATTAGACAATACTATAGTTCAGCAAAAGAGTATATTCTTCCAGATGGTTGTTTTGATGGCATATATCGATTCTATGTTCCTTGGATTATTGATGAAAATGTTACAGTTAACTTTAAACAAGCAGATGATAGTCCGTTTTATATATATGAAGATTCTATTGCTTTTACAAAAATACCATTTAATACATCAGAAATAGAGCCACCCTTTATACATTTTCATTTTAAAAATGTAGGAAAACATATGTTAGATTCAGAATTTGGTAAAATTAAAAAACAATCACCAATGTTTGATATTGAGGTTCAAACAACTGATATAATGTTAATAGAGAGAGTTAGGGAGTTTTATGAGTTTACGAAAGATAAAATTTTATCCGTTTAGTGAAGAGACAGTATCTTTTGCTCCGCCACCAGTGCCAGCATCAAGAGTTGTTCCAGAATGGTATAAGAAGCAATCATCTACAGTAGATAATGAGAGAGGGCTTGCTCAGGGATCTTTTAATGGCACAGTAAAAAAATGTATGCCAATATTTGACTTAATGACTGCTGGATACATATTATCTTTACCTATGGATATTTATATAGATGCATCTGATCCAAATAAATTAAACATTCAGTGTCCTAATCCAATGAAAAGATTTGGAACAGATATGTTTGCAACGCATGCTCCAGAACAATATAATCATTATCCTGTAGATACAGACATGTATCATAAAACATTATTCAGAATAATGCCATTTTGGGCATTTAAAACTGAAAAAGGTTATAGTACATTAGTTCTTCATCCAAACCATCAAGACGAACTTCCATTTAGGGCACTTGGAGGATTCGTTGATACAGATAAGTTTATAGTTGATGGACATTTTTCTTTCTTTATCAAAAAAGGTTTTGTTGGTGTAATTAAGCAAGGCACTCCATTAGTACAAATAATTCCTGTTAAGAGAGAAGATTGGGAGTCTGAAATGGTTCCCCATGATCAAGTAAAAAAAGAAATTGGTCATCAAAGAATACATTTAAGATCAACATTTAGCAATGGATATAAGGGTAAATATAGAAGCATGAAGAGATTTTCATGAATGAAGATCCATTAGAAATTGTCTTTACTCCAGCGCTTAATGCACAGCCACATTGGTCAGTAGTTCAAACAGCACCAGAGCCAGCAGTTAAACATGTTCCAGAATGGTATAAAAGTTTAGCAAAGCATGATAATTGGAACGATGATAGATATTTAAATCCAGTTAATCATTTAGGATCTGATGGTGCACAAGTTGCTACAAAAATGTGTTTGCCGTTCTTTGATGCATTGACTGCTGGTTATGTATATTTGCTTGAAGATGATTTATATGTTGAATTAGATCCAGATGGAAGACCAAAACTATCTTGGAATGGCAATATAATGTTATTAGATAAAAGACCAACAAATGATATAGTCGTTCCAGATAATTGTCATCCTATGCATTATGGATTTCGTATGAATTGGTTTTATGATACTCCGCCTGGATATTCTGTTCTTATAACACATCCAATGAATAGGCATGATCTTCCATTTTATACAATGTCTGGGATAGTAGAATCAGATATTTGGGGTTTACCAGTTTTCATAGCATTCTTTTTAAAAAGAGGTTTTCAAGGCGTAATTCCAAAAGGAACACCAATTATGCAAATTATTCCTTTTAAAAGAGAAAATTGGGAAATGTCTATAGACGAAGATTATGATTCTGTTGATAAAAAATTATTAAAAGCAGAAGATAGACGATCATTATTATATGGTTATTATAAAAAAACAACTTGGAGAAAAAAAATATACGGAATAAAAAACATGTTTTCAAAGGATGCGAATCACGACGATGAGTAGCATTGGGGTAGTTATTTATTCTTATAAAGGAAAATCTTTAAAAGATGTTGTGCAAAAAATTAATGAAAATTCATCCAAAGAACATACAATCAATATTTATATATTAGACCAATCACCATTAATAAAAAATGAATATTATAATTCTATAAGCAATGTTTCATATAAACATAAATTTTGGGACTATCCATATGGTCAGTGCTTATATAGATTTGAAACTGCAAGAAATATACAAGAAGAATTTATTTTAATAATGTCTGATAATATTTTAGTAAATAATAACTGGGATTTAGAATTAATTAAAAATTATAAAACAAATTCTGTTATATCTGGAAAAGGAATTCCGTCAATAACAAATGATAACTTTTACTTTTATAATAATTCGCTAAATTCTGATGATTTTATATTATCAAATTTTGTAGACAAAGATTTTATTTTTATTTCAAAAGAACTTTTTCATAATACTAACTACCCAACTTTTTTAAAATATAATGGCGAGGCAGAGTATTTATCAATGTATTGGTTTACAAGAGGAATAGATATATATTCTTGTCCAAGTAGTTTTTATACAAAAAATAATCAGAATTCTATAGATATTTTATATACACCTTATTCTAAAGATCATAATTATAATGAAATAATTAAAATTATAAAAAATCAGCATAGTTCATTTTTTGATCCTGGAACTGCTAGAACAGTAAATGATTTTTTGTCTTATCATAATATAGATTTAGAAAAAATATTTCCGTTACCATTTCAAACAAACGATGTTGAATATGATTGTTATAATAATGATTTTGACAAACTTGATGGAAGAAAATTTATAGGCCATTTACACTATATTTACTAATAGTGTATAATGTTAATAGGAGGAAAAATGCATAGAATTAAAATTATAGATAATTTTATAGAGCCAATAGATGCTTTAACATTAATACAGCAACAAAATGATCCAAACTCAATTAGGCTTCCATATCCAGAATATTATAAAGAAAGATTTGGTGGTACATCTTTACCATATAACCCAACAGTAATGTCTATATTAAAGAAATATGGCGATAAATCTAATGAGGTTCACAAAGAATTAAACGGATTTAATAGTCCAATATATGTGTTTAAGGCATTTGGTTCACACTGGACTACTGGTACAAAAGGACCGTTACATTTAGACGCACAAGATCCAGAGCCATGGATTGAATGGAGTACTATAATATATCTAAATGAGGAGCCAGACTATACTGGAGGAAAAATATTTTTTCCAAATCAAGATTTTATTTATCAACCAAAAAGATATTCTGCAGTCTTTTTTCCAAGTGCTGGAAGT